GCGTCAGTCGTCCAATTCCAAAAAGCCAAGGACGAGATAAAAGCGGAAATCGCGAAAGAGAACAAAAAAGGGTTCAAGAAGATTGACGTCGAAAAAATGAACATGTTGCTTCATTACGAAGAGCAAGCGGACAAGCTACAAAAGCTTTACGATCACGTTCAAAAGAATAATGACATTCCCTCGAATTTGACAGTCGCAATCCCGAATGAGTCATATCTTTTCGAACCGCCAAAAGTAAAAAAGAAACCCGACGTTGCCGCGGAAGGATTCAGCGGGACAATATCAAATACTTTTGAGGCTCGGAGCTCGACATTTAAAAACGGGCAAGCAAAAAACGACGGGCAACTCGCGGTCAGAATCGAAAACACAGCGGCGGACGTCTACAAGCTCAGACTAGAAGACGGCACATCAGTCGAATTCATTGACAGGCTCGAAGGGGTGGAAAGGCGCAGGGGACTAGCACTCGAGGGGCGCGTCACAATTGAAATCGAAGGGGAGGTCAACGCGGACAAGATCACGCAAGCAGTCGGGGCACTCGATAGGCTCGGCGTTGACACAAAACCCGCCGACGCAAACTACAAAGAAATGGTTTGGTTGTCAAAAACTGTCAATGTCCACAACGACACCAACAAAGCAGGATGGAAAAAAGCGATTGCAGAACCCGACATCGAGAAGCGTATCAAAAAAGCGCGAACCTTCATCGAGAAACAATACGAGACCAAGGTTCCGAAGAGAGGCACAGAAGGATACACAGCCGAAGGCATTGCAAACAGCTTTGACGAGGGTCGAAAGGCATCATATCGAGCCGACATCACAAGAAGGCAAATTGAGACCGACCCAAGAACAAGAAATATTGCCCTTCATCATAGGACATACAAAGAGATGTCAATCACCCTCGACAATATGTTGCAATCTGGAGGGGATTTCACTTCAACAGGACAACGACTCAGAAAAGGGGTCGTCGTGGAGAGACCCGGGGGAGAAGAGCAAGGCGCGAGCCCCATCACAGACATACACACAGGAGGCGCCGACTCGTCATTCACAAGACTACGAAAGAAAGAAGAGTTCGACAATCTCGAAGGTGGAATGTATTTCAAAGCGGGAAACCTAGCAAGAGCCGACGCGGTCATACACAGGGGGGACGTATGGGGAGCAATCTCAAAGAATAAATTGCGACTTTCAACAATCGAACAAATCGACGAATTGGCAAAGGAAGCGACCAAATACGGAATGTCCGACGAAACCGATTTCAAAGGCACAATATTCATTCCCGACGAAATAGACTTTTTCCTAGCAACATCAGAAAAACAGAGAGACGACACAATTGCCGTCCTCAAGAAAAACGGACTTCAGATTCTACCCGACGGAAGACGAGCAGAGGAAGTCGTATTCATAAAAGGACAGAAACTCCCAATCATAGAATAAACAAAAACCATGAAATTCGAAAACCTAAACAACACCTATTCGACAATGTATTTCGACGAGGAAATATACCCAGTAATCAAAGTCTACATCACAGAGCGGGGCAATCACGTCATATTCATTGGAGGCGAAAACGGAATGCGTCAAATTAACAGATGCAAATTTAAAAGTATTGACGACCAACAAGGGCAACTTGAGACCCCCGAAGGGGAGCCGATTGCAATCTTCGGTTCGATATATAATTGGGACGGACAGATCGACCCGCAAGAGTTTCAAGACAGAATCGACAGGGGCAGGAGAGAGATTGAAGACGGGACGATCACCGATTGGTGGAATACACAGCTTACGATTTACAATTAAAGATATGAACAAAATAATACTGACAGCACTGACAGCGGCACTCGTTTGTAGTTGCACGCCCGCGCAAAGATCCGCGTTCCCCGTTGCAATCGGGTTCAAACGCGATGGAGTAGAAGCCACATATTCGCCAAACGGCGGGGTCGTGATTTCCATTGACCAGAACCTAATTGACGAAGCTTCGGCAAAATAGCTAAAAACCCAAAAAGCTTTTTTTTGCTTTTTTTTATCCTATACAGGGCAAGGGCTCGATTCGGCAAACACGCCGAATCGGGTCTTTTTTTTGGATTTGTCAAAATGTGATATGTTATAATAGAGCCCGAGCCGAGAAACAACACGGCGAGAACCAACAACATGAAAAACAAAAACGAAACAAGACAAGAGCTTGCCCAGTATATCGGCAAGCAAGTGAGAGTGACAGCAAACGAGAACGGAGTATTGCCGGGCGACGGGTTCCCGACAGGGCTCATGGTGCAAGGCAAACTCGAGGGACACCCAGACGGAGACGCATTCCGAGTCCTTGTGAACGATTGCACATATGCATACTTCAGAACCGAAGACGTCGATTGCGTCAACTGGATTGCAAGCGTTGTGACGATCGCCATCAGCATACCCGCCGAGGCGTAACAGAACAAAAGACACCAACCTCGTATCGGGCGCGTTCCGATACGGGGTTTTTTGGTTGCGCGATGGGGCGCGAACGGATACCAAAGAGGCATGTTGAAATACATCATTCAAGATATCGAAAGCGTCGACGAATCATTCCGAGACCTTTACCAAGACGACGGCACAGGAAAGCACGTATTGAAAGTCGAGGGCGCAGTCCCGAAGCAACAAGTTGACGACTTCCGTGCAAACAACCTCGCTCTAAAAACGGCACTCGAGAAATTCGAAGGCATTGACCCAGACAAGGCGCCCGAGATTCTCGACGCATGGCACGGAGTCTCCGAGGGCAAGTTCGTTGAGAACGCCAAGAAGGAAGACGTCGACAAGATGGTCGAGCGCAGAACCGAAGAGATGACCAAGAAATACGAGACCGAGATCAACAAGGCTCAAGAATTCGCCGTCACCATGAAGAGAGAGCTCGAGACAGTCAAAGTCAATCAAGCACTCCTCACAGCGGGGGCAACCGCAGGACTTCGCAAAGGAGCCGAGGCGGACTTGCTCAGTCGCGGACGTGAAGTGTTCTCGCTCGACGATCAAGGGAACCTCGTCGCAAGAGACGACAAAGGCGAAGTCAGATACGGCGCCGCAGGACAACCGCTCAGTCCCGCCGAGTTCATCAAGGAACTTGCAACTCAAGCCGAGCACCTATTCAGCGACAACGTCGGCGGAGGCGCTGGGGGTAGTGGCACAGCCGACGGGTCAACAGCAGGCTCGAACCCATTCAAGAAGGAAACGCACAACATGACCGAGCAAGCCAAGATGATCAAGACTGACCCTCAGAAGGCAAAGCGACTTGCGGCTCAAGCAGGAGTGACAATCAAAATCCCGAACGCATAGCGCCCGCGGGCGCTTATTGATCAAAAAGGAACAACGGCGACACGCGTCCGAGGGAATATCTCCTTCGGGCGCTTTTTGTTTTTGACGTATTGTCCTGTCTAATGGTTAATCGTGACGTCGAGTGAATTTCGAAAAGCCGCGGGGCGGTAGATCGACGCATCGGGGATGCGGATGATATAACTCGACAAACCAAACACAAAATACAAACAAACCAATATGGCAAAAACACAAGTTGCAGACATCATCGTCCCCGAGCTTTTCGAGGGATACGTTGTTGAGCGGACAGCAGAAAAAAGTCGTCTCTTTCAGAGCGGACTTATCTCAATTGAATCAACCCTTTCATCCAAAATATCAGAGGGCGGACAGACTGTAAATATTCCTTTCTTCCAAGACCTTGCAGGAGATGACCAAGTCCTCACCGACGGCGCCTCTCTTACTCCAAAGAAGATCACCGCAACCGCGGACGTCGGAATCGTTCACTTACGCGGAGACGCATTCTCAGTGAATGACCTTTCTCGCAAGCTTAGTGGGGCGGATCCTCTCAACACAATCGTTGACCTCTTTGCTGATTACTGGATGCGCAAGCATCAAGACTTATTGCTTGGCACACTGACAGGCGTATTTGGCGAAACAACAATGGCAGCAAACTCAACCCTCGACGTATACCATACCACAGGCGGCGCAGGATCAGCAGGAGTCGACAACGTAATCAACGGCGACGTAATCCTCGACGCAAAGCAATTGCTCGGCGACAACAAAGGAAGCCTCACCGCGATTGCAATGCACTCCAAGGTTGAGACCGAACTTGCACAAGCTGACCTAATTGACTTTATCAAGCCGAGCGAAGGCGCCGCAGAAATCCGCGTCTTCCAAGGCATGGAGGTCATCGTTGACGACAAGATCACAGTTGAGACAATCGACGGCGATCCTGTTTACTCAACATACCTCTTCGGACGTGGTGCATTTGCATACGCCGCAGGCGAAGGAAGCGAAGCCGCCGAAGGTGGTGAGGGAACATGGGCAGTCGAGCTCGACCGCAATGCTCTCGCAGGCGATAGCAACATCATCAACCGCAAGCGCTTTATCCTTCACCCACGCGGCGTGAAGTGGAACGGCGCTTCAATGGCTGGTCTTGCACCGACAAACCTCGAGGTTGCCGACGAGACCAACTGGTCACAGGTATACGAGACAAAGAACGTGCGAATCGTTCGCGTCCGTCACAACTAATCCCTTCCAAGGATAAAACCACAAGGGGGGGAAGTTGCCAAATCGGCGGCTTCCCCTTTTTGCTCAAAAAACAACGCAAATGGACAAAGACATCTCACTCAATAAGGCAATCGTTCACAACCCGAACGTGCCGATTCGTCGCCGCAGAAAACCATTGAAGGTCGACAAGACACAACTCAAGAAAGTTGCCGAGGCAAAGTTTGCCGCACGCATTCGACGAGCAGCAATCAACGCCGAGAACAAACGCATAGCAGGCGGGGGAGCCCCAGAAAAGCCAATTAAAGCGCCCGAGGAGGCAACAACCGACGTCCTATCCGCAGAGACACCCGTTGAAGAGGCACAGGAGCCCGCTCAAGAGCTCAAAGCATACATCGGAACCAAGGACGGCAAGTCATACGCGCAAGAGCGTCACGCCGAAGCATTGGCGGCAAAGCTCGATCTCGCTTTTGACAGCATCAAAGAAACCGAGGACGGATACGTTGTCGAAGTTTCAAAAGACGAAATCCCCGAAGGTCACATCGCCATTGAAGGCGTCACAATCAAATAACAAAAACAACAATGACATTCAATATCACCACAGACGGCACGACCGCAATCGAGCTTGTCCCGTTGCAACATTACATCGCATCGGTCGAAGGCACATTCGGCGGAGCCGAGGTCAAAGTCCAAAGCACGGGCGGAGTTTTATATCTGCCATTCAGCGGGTCGGACACTTCAGTCACGTCGCCGAATGCTTGCGAATTCCGAGCAATTAGCGCCTCGGGATCTCTTATCGTATCAAGCGCAAGCGGAACAACCGACATGGTCGTTCGTATTGCAAAAATCAAGCCAAGCACAAGAGGCTAGTAATGAGCGCCCCAAGCAGAGACACAGGACACCCCGTCAAAACAAGCGTCACGAAACCAGTCGTCCGCATGTTTTCGACGGCGTTCTCAGAGCCAAGCGAGCCGACTATCCCCCCCAGTTCGGGCAATGGATATTTCAGCCCGTCAGCGGGCGGGGTCTTTCTTGCACCTAATGGGGACAAATACATCCAACCTTAAAAAATAAAAGATCATGCCAGATTATCCAGTATCAACAGACGTCGACAACCTATTAAAGAGCGCCGACAATGCAGCGGCAAAGACCAGTCTCGGACTTGGCACAGCCGCCGACGCCGCGACAGAAGACTTTGCGACATTCACTCAAGGACAGACAGCGGACTCAGCATTGCAACCAGCCGACCCGACTCTTGAGTCAGTCACAAATAACGGAGCAACCACGCGCAACGACATAAGTGCGGGCAGGATTGCAACATTGCATCCATCAAATCCAGTCAACGACAATATCGCCTCTGGCAATCAAGCTTGCGCAATTGGAGGCGTTGTAAATGTAGTAAGCGGCAATCGCTCGGTAAGTTATGGAGGGCGTGAGAATGTAGTTTCTGGCAACGATAGTTCTAGTATGGGAGGCTTTAGGCAAACTATAAATGGACAGGAAGCGGAAGGTTTAGGTTGTACAGATACAACTCTTAACACGAAATACACAAGTGCGATTGGGACAATCAACAGCGTTGTCGGACTAACTGGAGAGGGAACGTCATCAACACAGACAAAAAATTCTTCAGTTCTCGGTGGAGATACAAACATAATCGAAAGCGCAACTGAGGCGGTCATAATTGGTGGAGATACAAACAAAATCCAATCTACGCATCATCGTTCAGTAATCTTAGGTGGCACGGGCATCGTAACAGATGCAGCGGATACGGCATACGTTCCAAGTCTTAATGTTGGCGCAGGATTCAAAATGCCAACGGGAGCAACCGACGATTACGTCCTCACATCAGATGCGAACGGCGTCGGCACATGGCAAGCGAAATCAAAAACTCAAACTGTATCAACAACAGCGGGGGTTCTTTCTTTTGATTATACAGCGGGCGAGATCGTAAAGACGACATTGACTGAGAACGTCACTTCTCTTGCAATCACGAATGCAGTCGAGGGAGCTTCGGGGATGATAATTTTGACGACTGACGGGCTCGGAGCGTGGTCACTAGCGGCGGGAGCCAATAGAGTTTTGAATGGTATCCCTGCCGACGTCGCCACTTTGACGACAGCGGACAAGATAACAATCGGGTATTATTACGACGGCACAGAAATGTATCTGTATATCAGCCTAGTCGGATAGCTTGCAATATGAACTTTCAGACATCACTTGTTGGAACCGATTTGTTCGGAGCTCACGTATATTGGAGTAATTTCTCTGGGGACAACTTGATGCGTATTAACATCGACGGGACGGGGGAGAGAGAGATTGTCAGAGGACAGCAACCAACCGACGTCTCGAGGGGCATTGCGAAAAATGGCAATTTCATTTATTGGACTGACTTCCCCAACCAAATACGCCGAAGCCGAAAAAACGGAAGCGAGCAAATTGTTCTAGTCGACAACCTTGCCAATGCAGCGGACACAATCGTTGTCGTGAATGACGAGTTCATCTATTGGCAAGAATACTCGAGCGGAGTCCGTCATATTAAAAGATGCAATCTTGATGGAACAAGCGTCAACTTGATTCATACAGATTCGGGCTCCTCTTACGGGCTCGGATCAGACGGGACATATATCTATTGGGGCAATTCTAGCGGAACCAAAGCAATTAAAAGGTGCGAGCTTGACGGGTCAAACCCAACAACTTTGGTCAACATAGCAAGCGCAGATGCCCTTTGGGGCGTAACAGTTGAAGGCAATTTCCTGTATTGGAATACCCAAGGCGGATTCAATGGGGTTCCAATGACAGTAAAAAGAGCCAACCTTGACGGGTCAAATATCACAACATTAGTTTCAAGCTTGGCGGATTCTGATCGTGGTTGTTCTGCAATTAGCGTCACAGACGAGGGAATCTACGTCATGAAGGGACAAGGTCTAGGCGCAAACTTCATCGCAAGATGCGAGCTTGACGGGTCAAACTACCCGCAAATTTTAGTGACTGATCTTGATTACCCTTGGGGATTGGAGGTAGGATGATACTCAACTTTCCAATTGAATTGATAGGGAGTCGGCAAGTCGATCCGCCTATAACCGCAACGACATTATATGACGGGAATACTGTTCTTGTCTCTATCGAGGGCGACGTCCCCAACGACTGGAACTACCAGAAAACAACATACCCAACCGCAACGAGAGTCACTATCGGGACGTCATGCAATATTGTAGGTGAAAGAGCTTTTTATCGAAATTACCTTACGGGGCAACTTACATTGCCGAATGGAGTCACTCAGATATTGGAACAAGCTTTTCAAGACAACAGCTTTTCGGGGACAATAGAAATCCCGACCTCAGTCACAACTATACAACAACAGGCGTTTGCATTTTGTTTCACCCCAACGGGATTGATTTTGAATGAAGGATTGCAAACAATTGGGCACTTAGCGTTCGGAAGATGCGAAGCAATGACGGGGGCGTTGAATATACCTTCAACAGTCACGACACTGCAATCCGCCGCAGGATTATCGAACCCATTCGATCAGTGCGCGTTCACATCGCTTACAGTTGCACCGACAAATCAAAACTACAGCGACAATTCGGACGATGTCTTATACAACAAAAGCAAAACCGAATTGATTTATTCCCCGAGAAGAGTGACAAGCGCTCTTACTATTCCAAGCAGTGTGACATTGATTGCAAATTATGCTTTCAATTACAGCGAACGAACAGGGACACTCACTATCCCAAGCAGTGTGACAAGAATCAATTACGGGGCGTTTTCAAATTCGGATTTCACAGGCAACTTGACTATACCAAACACAGTCACAAGCATTGACTCCGATGCATTTGAAAATTGCACTGGATTCGCTGGGTCTCTGACAATATCAAACAGCATATCGTCAATCCCGGTCAGTTGCTTCAATGAATGCTTCAATTTGAGCGGCACATTGACAATACCAAGTTCGGTCACGTTCTTGAGACAAAGTTCGTTTCGTAATTGCAGCGGGTTTACGGGAGACATTATTATACCAAGCTCAGTGACCGAAGTTGACCGAACCGCATTTGCCGGATGCATTGGGTTCGACGGAATACTTGTAATCCCTGCGGGCGTGACATTGGTCAACTGGAGTGCGTTTCTGAATTGCTCATCAATTACAGAGGCGTATATTGCTTGCCCAGCTTCGGCATGGACAGGTGGAACCGCCCTTGCGGGCACAGACGCATTGACAACAATTTACGTCAAAGCAAGCGAGCTCGCAGGATATGACGCGGGATGGCGAACGACACAAGGAGTCGACCCTTCCGTGACAATTGCAACATGGAGCAATTACCCGACAGCACCCTAAAAAATGAACGGGGACGACACAGATGCGGCAAAAGCTTTCGTCCTTTGGTTTTTGGTCATGACATTGATTTATGCGTTGATATATATGCTTTACTCACAAAGCGATTGAGATGCAAATTGACACAGTAAAAACAAACGAGGCATTCCCCATGCACCTTGACGTCAGAGAAGTAGGACAAGGAAAATGGCAATTGCTCTCAGATTACATATATGACGACCTCGAGTTCGGGGAGATACGAGTTCCCAAAAATTTTGTCTCTGATCTTTACAGCGTGCCGAGGATTGTCCGCTCGTTAGTCAGCAAAGTGCAAGACAGCAATGGTCCGGCAGTCATACACGATTGGCTGTATCGCTCGCAATTCTGCGGGGCAAACGGACAAAGGACAGCCGACAAGATTCTCAATCGGGCAATGCGTGACCATTGGAGCCCCGTCTCATGGTGGAAGCGAAAAAAAATAATTGCAGGACTAAGAATTGCAGGGTTCGTCGCATACGGCAGACACGCAAGTCGAATCGAGCATTTGAACTTCCTTCTCGGACGAACACCAAGCACAAAAGACATACTCGAAAAGCTATGAGATTCTTACCCAAAAAAAGACCGCAGGCATTGCGAGCGAAGATTGAGAACTGGAGATCGAGTCAGATTGACCAGAAATTGCAAGAGGACGCCGTTTCAGTCATTGCAGTCAGAGGCTATTACCTCGACTCAATGGGTAAAAAGGCAAAGAACGATCGGGGAATCTACGACGACGCCGCGTTCATAATCTCACCCGAATCATTTTTAAGCTTTAATTTCAACACCGACCCAAGCGGATACAAGCAGGGACGAGCAAGTCTTGAGAGCCCGCAAATCGTCGACTATGTGCAAGGGCATCACGGATACGGCAAAAAAAGCGGGCACACAGCCTTCCGACAAGCCTCGAGCGTTGTGGTTCGCCGAGACGGCGGCGAGGGCAACGGCAAGCGCATAGAGGGCACGGACAGCCTATTTCATGACCGAGCAAACCTCCGATTCTGGATTAACCTTCACCGAGGCGGATACACGACAACGAGCTCGGCAGGATGTCAGACAGTCCCGCCCGAACAGTGGCAATCATTTTTTTCCACCCTGCAAATGTTGATGAAGAGACACAATCAAAACTCTTTTCAATATCACCTTATAAATGAGCCTCGTATCAAAGACCCGAAAAACGGGTTTTGGTATGACGGAGACTACAAATAGACATGAATCTTCAAAATACAATTCACATCATTGCAACCATTGGCGACCCCGAAATGTGGCAAAACGCGGGCGGGCTTATTGGTCTGATCATCTTCGCCCTTTTTGCCTCTTTGTTTGCTTTCTTTTATGTCCTCACAAGAAAGGACAAGCATCATACAGAGCTCATCGAAAAAGTAATGAGAGACGAAAGGACAGAGCGTCACGCGGACAGAACAGAACAACGGGAATTGTTCAATACACTTTCCCTTGCACTCAAAGATTTAGCCGCGGCAACTCAGTCAATGCACAGCGAAATCAAGCACAAATCATGAAAAGGCGCCCGCGGGCGCTTTAGTTGATGACAAAAGAATTTGAAAATCGTATAAACAGACAATTACAAAATAATGGCTTTAGTATTAACACCCGAAGACGGCACAGGACTTGCAGACGCAAACACATACGTCACCGAGCTCGAGGTTGACGCATACGCCGAGAGTTCATTGACCTCGACGGCATGGACGGCAGAGACCGACGGGGAGATCAAAAAGGCGGCAATCATCAGCGCAAGCAGGCAATTGACGAGCTCTGTCAACTGGGTAGGCAAGAGGGCGACAGATACACAGGCTCTTGCATTCCCGAGAATCGAGCTCGTTGTTGACGGGATTGCAATCGCGGACGACATCGTCCCGAATCCAGTGAAAGACGCATGTTGCGAAATGGCGATTCAATTGCACGCAAAACAAGGGAAGGTCGCAGTCGATCCGTCTGAGGCAAATCTCAGCAGCCTAAACGTCGGCAACGGCGCCGTTCAACTTGGTTTCTTCGAGAAGCTAGGAACCCAAATCATACCCGACTTTATTGATCACATGCTCCCGGGATACGGCACAGTCAAGACAAGCAACTCATCGAAAAGCTTCTCACTCGGAAGCGTTGAAAGATAAGATATGGACATCAGAGCACTAGCGGAAAAAGGATACGATATCGCGGAAGGGCTCGCCGATCAAGCTTGGAAGACGATCACACTCCGCCTTGACCCCACAGAGGGCGTCTATGACCCGATCACAGAGACTTCGACTTCGGGGTGGGGAACGGAAGTCGAGCTCTCAGCGTTGAGATATAACGAAAAGCAATACAACGCCGATACCAGCTTAATGGTCAACAATGAAGTGTATCTCGTCAAAGCCTCGGACGTCGGAAGCGTAGACCCAACAACAGAGGCACAAATTCAAATCGGGGCGGCGACATACGGCGTTGTCGGAATCGAGCTCGACCCAGTCGGGGCAACAATCAAATTCATCGTCGCAAGGTAATGGCAAGCAACGCATCAAACGTGATTGCATTCAAAGCGGATTTAGAACAATTCGCCGAGAAGGCGGAAATGAGCATGAACAAGCTTATTCGATACATCGTCCTCAATCTCTGGACAAAGATCACAGAGAGGACGCCAGTCGACACGGGCAGAGCTCGCGCAAGTTGGAATCTTGGCGTCGGGGCGATCAACCAAAAAGTCCCGTCAAAGACCAGCAAGAAAGCAGAAGGCAAAAACAAGACCAAGGGCTCCCCGCCAAAATCACCCGAGAACAAATTCCCGAGTATTTCCAAGGGCACAGACCTCGGCAGTAAGCCGATTTACATCACGTCAAATCTTGAATATATTCAATACCTAGAAACGGGGCACAGCAAGCAAGCGGTCGGGGGCATGGTCAGAATATCAATCGCAGAAATCGAAGTTGAAATATCAAACGCCCTTTCACAATTATGAGTCATCATTCAAACATCAGAACACTGGCAACGCAAGCGTTCGTGACAGCATGGGCGGATCGTATGCCTTTGCTCTATCCTAATGACGGGCGCAAGAAACCATCGGTCGCGCCTTGGGGTCGTTTCACCATCATACAAGGAACAACAATCAACGCCGCGATGACTGGTCTTTTGCAACGCACGCCCGTAATCTTTGGAGTGCAAATTCATATGGAAATGCACCAAGGAATCAAGGAAGCATACGAATCAGCCGACGCCCTTTCAACGCTCGAGAATCAAAACTTCTTGTCAGATGACGGATTGACAACCCTCAAAACAAAAAGAGTCACATTGCAAGACGGAGGGATTGCAGACGGATACAAAGTATTCAGCATTGCAATCGACGCAATCGGCGACACTTAAAACAATTTACCGCCCGACGAATCACCATGATTTGTCACAGTAAAAAGCAACCCAAACAACAAACACAAAAATATGAGTGACTCAAACTTAGCATCTCTCGCTTATTCGGGCGAGACAACATTCGGAACCCCTCCGACAGACGGATACAAACTTTTGCGCATGACTGGCGAAAGCATCATCACAGAAAAAGAAGCAATCACATCGGACGAGATTCGAAGCGACCGCCAAATTCCAGACCTTGCAAAAGTTCACAACCAAGCAAGCGGATCAATGGACTTTGAGCTTTCCGTTTTACAATTTGACGACTTGTTGCAATACGCAATGCAAGCCGATTACGACACACTCGATTTCACGGGGGCAATTGCAGTCGTTGCGAGCTCGAGCACTATCACAGGAGCGGCGGGAGACTTCTCAACAGTCAAGGTCGGGTCGGGAATTAAAGTCAGCGGACTAGCCGACGCACTCAACAACGGGGTCAAGCGCGTCGTTGCAGTAAGCGGAGACGGATCAGAACTGACATGCGTTGCTGGTCAATTCAACTCAGACGAATCAGATACAGCCACAATCAAAGTCAAATCAATCCGCAACGGAGTGACTCGCAAGAGCATGACCATCGAGAAAAAGATCGTCGACAATACAGGCGGGGAATTTTATCAGCAATTCAGCGGCATGGTCGCGGATACTCTTTCTCTCAATATCGAGAGCAAGGCAATCATCACGGGATCCCTTTCGTTTCTTGGATTGACTGGAGTCAAGGCAAACACAAGCATTGACTCGAACGGATACGCCAACGCCCCAGTCGGAGACATCCTCAACGGAACCTCGAACATGGGAACCCTTGCAGTCGACGACGCCGCATCAACAGAGAGATTCAAAACCTTGACCCTCGAAATTGCAAACAACCTCAGAGGCAAAGACGCCCTGTCATACGAAGGCAACTTCGACGTCGGCATGGGTCGTTGTGAGATCACAGGAAGCTTGAATGCATACTTCAAGAACAATGACTTTTTGACAAAGGTCGACGATCATGACGACATCTCGATTGACTTCACAGTCACCGACTCGGCAGGACGGACAATCTCGGTTTACTTGCCGAGAATCAAGTTCCCGAGCGGAAGTGCAAGCATTGAAGGGATTGACTCTGACGTCATGGTCAACACCGATATTCAAGCAATCCTAGACCCCGTCACAGGCACGCAAATCGTATTTGACATCTTCGAATAAAAAGCAAGTATACGCACATGGAATTATCAAACGCACTGCTTGTTGAAGACGCCGTCGAAAATGGAGTTTGGGTCGATTACGACGAAGAAACTTCCTTTCAAATCCGATCGACCGAAAGCAAAGAATATGTTCGCGCAATGCAAAAAAACAGTCGCAAGCTCAAAGGAGAGCTCGCGAAGTCAATGTCAGCAGCGCGCAAGGTGACAATGAAATGCCTTGTTGAAGCGATCATTATTGATTGGAAAGGAATCACTGACAATGGGAAAAAACTTGCATGCACGCCCGAAAATGTTGAGCGCGTATTGCAAGTCCCCTCAGTGAGAGACTTCATTGCAGATCAAGCAACCGAGCAAGCCAACTTTCAACGGGAGAGCATGTCCGCCACAGCGGACGCCGTAAAAAAAGGAAGTTGAGTGGCAGCTAAAATACAGCGGCATGATTGATCACTTTGAGCAAATGCTCGAAGACGACCCAGAAAATCCGCCTGCCGCATTACTTAGAAGACCAGAGATCAACGAGGCTCAATGGCAATACGTTCGCGCCTTCTTTCAGTTGTCAGCGTCGAGGAGCTCGGGCTTTGCACCGAACGCAATCTCGATCGTTGATGCGATATGCTACGCCAACGCCGCGGGTTTCTGCGACCATGTGTATTTTTTGACTGTAATGCAAGAGGCGGATGCGGTATTCCTTGAATGGGTCGCAAATAAGAAATAAAATTCAATGGATATCGCCACACTAGGAGTCAAAGTCGACGGAAAACAAGCCGTTTCAGAATTAGACAAAATAGGAAAGGGTCTTGCAGGCGTCGGCAATGCCGCATCAAAAAGCCTCCCGAAACTAGACAAGAACGCGACCAAGGCATCGAGGTCAGCGGCAAAGCTCGGACAAGCGGCACAGAAGAGCCGAGGAGGGCTCGCATCAATGTCGGGGTCACTGCTAAACGTAGCAGACGGCGCGGGCGTGATGGAAGGCAAATTCGGGCGCCTTGTGAATCGGACAAGATCATTCATCGGCGGACTTTCTGGTCTTCGCAATAGCATGACAGGCATTGCAGGCACAGCAAGCGTCACGTCAGCGGGGGTCGGGGCTCTTGGTAATTCAGCAATGGGAGCCTCTGGGGGGATGACAGCACTCGCAGCATCAACAACAGCCGCGGCAATTCCCTTAGTTGCAATCCTTGGAACAATCGGATTGATCATTGTCGCCCTTGCAGCATTGGCAGCGGGAGCGACAATCGCATTTGCAGCGGTCGGCGGACTTTATAAAGCATTTAAAGCAGGACTTCCAATTGCAGCGCAACTCGAGGATGCAAGATTGCAACTCTCGTTTATGATGGGGGACATGGACGCCGCCGAGAAAAGGATGGGGGAACTTGTCCAGTTCTCAAATGAAACTCCATTTTCACCAACTGAGGTCATCGGGGCAAGCAAGCTTTTGTATGCCGCAGGCGGGGAAGACTTTGACACAAACGAAAACCTCAAACTTATCGGCGCGGCATCCAAGATTGCAAACAGACCTCTCGAGGAAGTGACTTCAACCTTCGGCAGACTTTATGCATCCTTAGCGATGGGCAAACCAGACGGGGAAGCATTGCGTCGATTGATGGTTGAAATTCCCGTATTGAGTCAGAACGCGGGAGCCGAGATCAAAAAGCTCTCAGCGGCGGGAGCGTCTCAAGCGGACATGTGGAAAATCGTCACAAAAGACCTTGGCAAATATTCAGAAATGCTCATGGCGTCCTCGATGACTTGGAACGGATTAATTTCGACCATAGACGGCAAATGGAAATATCTCTTGTCGGAGTTTGCCAAGCCAATCATGAATGCACTCAAGCCTGTTCTCGTCGAGATACAGCAATTGATTGACGAGCTCTTACCATACGCCCAAGCCACAGGAGAGGCGATAGGCAATGCAATCAAGGCTCTTTACATGACAGGCAAGGAAGAGGGTCTTAAAGGCATGATTGATTATGCAAGACTCGGACTTGCAGCGGCGGCAGAATTCTTCGGTAAAGAGCTTTACATATTAGGAGGCGCGGCGATTGACACTTTGAGTGTATACATGATTCGCCGTTTAAAAGACGTAATCTTGGATTTCTGGGGAACATTCGGAGATGGTTTCATTCCCGTGCGAAGTTGGATCGAAGCCATGTTCAAACAACTAGCTCTTAACTTCGTCAAGCATATCGTCAATGAAATGGCGAGTAAATTGCCCTCTTGGATGGGGGGAGGCGGATTTATCAAACTGGAAATTGACGAGACGCCGCTCGACGACCTTCGCAGAAACATTGAAAAAACACTTCAAATTGGTAAAGAGGGAGCCAAGCCGCTTGGGCAAGTATTTATGGAGCAAGCAGGGGAAAGGCGAGATTTGTTCAATCAAGTAAACCCGACACAAACATTCGGAGGCATTCCAGAGGCGGGCGGCGCAATGTTCGGGGCTTTTGAGCCTTCGCCCCCACAAACGGCAATCGGGAAATTTCAGAGCAAAACCGATGAACTAGCAGGACAATTTAATGCTCAATACGAGAAACCAATCGAGGGTCTCGTTCCGAGAGAAAAGCAAGACCCAGTCAAACCAGAGGACAAAAAGAAAGGGTCAGATACCGAAGAGGAGGTCAGTCAAGTTGAGGGATTGCTCGAAGCATGGGGGGACGTTGACCAGCAAATCGACGAGCTTGCGGCGGGCTCAATGACCGCACTTCGAGACACAATGGTCGACGTCATCACAGGAGCGAAAGACGCGAAGGAAGCGTTCGCCCAACTGGCAGAGCAAATCGTCAAAGGCATCTTAAAAATCATCATGCAATTGCTCATCGAAATGGCAGTGAGAGCGGCAATCCGAGCAATCAGCGGAGGCGCCCCACAGCCGGGAGCCCCGTCAACTCCAGTGTCAACAAGGCACGGCGGAGGCGCAGCGGAGGGAGGCTCGACAAGGTCACTGCCAAACGCGGCATTCGCAGGAGTCAAGAGATACCACAAAGGCGGAATTGCATCGAGCGAGATACCCGCAGTCTTAGAAAAAGGCGAAATGGTCTTGAGCCGCAAACAGCGCCGAGACATGGAAGGAATGCTCGAGTCCAATGCACCGACTCAAAATCAACAACAAGCGCCACAGCAGGAAATGCGAATCGTCAATGTGATTGACCCGAGAGAGGTGCAAAGAGAAATTGCAAACAACCCCGGGCTCATTCTCAATGTGATATCCAGAAACCGCAAAAAGTTTCAACAAGCCTTCCAAGGATAATGATTGATGTCATACCCAAATACATACGATGACGCCGAAGAGCTTGCACTCTTGCCGAATTGGGCGGGAGGCGTGCAATCGACAATATCTTACAAGACATCGTCAATCGAAGCGTTGAGCGGATACACGCAAAACGTCAGACAATGGTCGAGACCCCGCAACGCGTGGACAATTACAAGGGACACGACAAGCGACTCTGACAACGAAAAGCTTTCTTTCAATAGAATTGCACAAGCGTTCAAGCCTTTGCGCATGCCTCTTTGGGGTCATTCGACAGAGGTCAGACTCCCTCAAACAATCGAGGGTGAAATCTTTTGCGACATTGGGGTTCCCGCAGAGATTGCAATCGGGTCGAGAATATACGTTTATGATTACCGAATCGGCGCCGCATGGCGAACAGTCACGGACATACAAACCCAAAGGACTAGACTCATACTCGAAGAGGATTTGACCGCGCCGCTTTTCCCCTCGGGGGCATGGGTTTTTCCGACAGCAGTCGGGACACTGTCTCTCGAGTCTGGGGCTCGAACACTGACTCAAACACGGGCGTCAATGGAAAGATTGTCATTCAATGAAATATGATTGAGTTTTATCCAGTATTTACAATCGCTCCCGATTTCTCGACCCCTCCTGTTTTTACGTTCACGGACGGGCGGCGAGACCTCGAGCTCGGAGCAACGCAAAGGTATGGCATATATGACAGCCGCGGTCGCCGTTCAATGAACGCAAAATGGACATTGACCAACGGGGCAGACGAAAGAATCTTGCGTGAATTCTTGTTGAAAAATCAAGGAATCGCAAATCCGTTTTACATTCCGTCATGGACACAAGACTTCATTATTGCAAATGCAGCGCCCGCGGGCGCGGTTGCGTTGAATATCATCGTCGGCGTTGATTACGCGGTTGACCTTGATCCGACAAAACTCGACAAGTTCGGCACAGTTGCATGGTTTTATAGCCGCGACAGAGAATTGCATGTCTCTCGAGTGATTTCAGCCTCAAGCGCTGGGGGCTCAACAACTGATATTGTCCTCGAAACAAAAACACCTTTTGCAATTGATGAAGGGACGTATGCAGGATTTTGCATTTTTGCAAAACAGGTGAACGACGAAACTCAAATCGTATACAAGGCGCCAAACTCATGCGAGTTCGAATTACAAGTCGAGGAGGCATTGCACACATTGCCAAACCAAAGCGAGCAACTTATATCGGGGCAAGCAATCAATTCATACCCTCCCGTTGTCAAGACTCGGCAAACGCCGTTGCCCATTGGCGAAAAGCTTTCGTTCACAACGGCAGAAATAGTCGGTCCGGAAGCCTACAGCTTGCAACAAACATTCCCTCACCAAAGAGATTGGGAGCTCGAGATCGTAGACGGAAGCGGGGTTCAATTAAAGCAGAGCGGCGGGGATATATTCTTTTCAGATTTATACGACGCCGCCCCAGAGGGAGAACATGTTCATGGTCTTTTTGATTTAAGCTCGAAAGAACACATTGCAATTGGTCTCACGAATGGGAACATAGAAGTGAAATTCAGAGACGGAACGCTTGCAAAAAGAGTCGCGACCTTCGAGGGTTTTTCGCCGATCATGGTCAATACTTGGGCGGTTGACGCATCAATCACGGCGGGACAAGCGGACATGTGCGTTGTCTACCTCAAGCGAGGAGAGGCAAAGCTTTATATCAGATTTTTCGGCGGGTTCTACAGTCAAGAATACCTCCTTTGCAATTCACCCGTCAACCCATTGTATCTGACAGGAGTCGAAGTCATATCGGGAGAACTATTGATCAAGGGTCTTGACGTGACACACAACCTCACGACTTGGGTCGGAGAGGTGACACCAATCCCCCCGAGAATTGGCGATCGTTTTTTGTGGCGCAAATCGACCATCTCTGGAAGCTATACCCCATCACTTATTCCAACAAATGCAAATGACGAAGCGTTTCTGACATTTAAAGACGCGACCATCTCGGGAAGCTACAACCCGACACTCATTCCAACAAATGCAAATGACGAAGCGTTTCTGACATTTAAAGATGCAACCATCTCGGGAAGCTACAACCCGACATTGTTTGCCGCGCTAGGGGACGACCCCAGTGCACTGCAATTTCCGCAAACAACGACAGAGGGGACATATTTCTTTGCATCGCCACCGACTCCGAGATACCTTTGCGAAGCAAACCTAAAGCTTAAAAAATCAACTTTTGCAGGAACATACCAAGAGCAACCATGAATCAAGAATCAACAAACCTCACAAAAAAAACCACATTTTCGGGAGAGTTTACCCTCAAGGTGATTGAGGACGGCAAAGTCATCAAGGAGCAAAGGCAAAAAAACCTCATACTCGACAGCGGTCTTGATCAGATTGCAAGTAAGTCTTTGGTAGGCGCCGGAGGCGGCTTATTTCAAACCATACATGCAGGAACGGGAAACTCTCCAAATTTCCGAGACTTGGATCCGTCAACATATTCGCAGACGGGCAATGTCGTCACAAGGGACTCGGGAGTCTCGGTCTTTGTTGCAAATGATTTGAATCAAGCTTTCCGCTTTGAAACAGGCGAACAGGGAAAAATCTTGAGCGTGGACAGCGGGACACAAGTGACAGTCGACGTCAGTCAGTCAGTGACGGCGCAAGGATTGAAAATATTCAACACGCAACGCGAGTTTTTGGACAATTGGCTCGCGTCAACAACAACAGAGACCCCAGAGGGGGACACTGGCACGCTCGATTATCAAACAGACCCCGATCGTCCTGTCTACGTCTACAATAGCACGGGTCTATTTTCCATTGCAGACGTTGAAGGCAATACGATTACGGAACTGGGGATCGCATCGGGAACGACGGCAGGGGAAGTTTTATACTCGAGGGTATTACTCGACGACCCCGTTGTCCTTGGAGCGGGGCAGCAACTAGCCGCAACCTATTCAGTCACTATGGTCGGCGATTGGACAGAGCAAACCAATGTTGACCTCAACATCGCAGGATGGGCAATTGAATATGACTTAGACAGCATCGTCGACAATGGTGACGATACGGCATTGGTCACAATGACCCCCGACGTCGGAGACGATCATCACTACCAAATCGGGGACGAGATAATCATCGAAAATTCAGTGCGGACAAGAATTGCAATCACTTCAATCATAAGCACCGCGACTGAGTTCACAGTCACAACAAGCGCGGCGCACGGATTCAGCGCGGGGGATTCGATCGTCATTGAGGCGACAACTCCATCGGGATACAATTCAACATGGGTCGTCAACACAACACCAACAACAACAACCTTTGACGTATTGTCCGCTATCAATGCAGGATCGGGCAGCGGGGGCAATGTGAGAGATACAGACCCCGTCACATGGTGGAACGGCACGCACACAGTCACAGCCATTGCAACGAATCAAGTCACCATAGACGCAACCTCGGGACGTGAAGATGCAGGCGACGGAGGCGTTGTGAAAAATGATGCAAGGTGCACTGTATACAACAAGACCATGCCTGCATTGTCGGTTTCAACGAGCACAGAGTTGACCAATCCCATCACGGGAAACTTTATAAACGCAGAGATACCGGGTGCAGGTAGCACCTTTGACACTTGGCGGCACAGACCAGAGGCGACTCTTTCGCCATACGTTATGTTTTACGAGCAAAAACCAATCTCAATCGGCGGGTTTGGAGTAGCAGCAAACATCGGGGGTTTGGTTTCATTATACGAGCCAAACATGACATCGTCAACATATGTCGCGGGGTCTCATCAAAGGGAATACACATTGACGTTGAGTGTAAGTGAACACAACAGCGACAGAATACAAACAATCCTTTTCGGCAGAAAAAATGGCAACAACATGAATACATTCGGCGGAGTGTGGTGCGTCTTCAATCAGCCCCAAAAGAAGAAAAACACATACACGCTTGAGCTCAAGATTCGATACTATTGGGGAAGGGAGCTTGTGTAAAAATGGCATATCCTAATACATACGACCAACCCGAAGAGCTTGTCTTGTTGCCAAATTGGGCGGCGGGAATCGAGTGTATATACGAATACAAGACGGCGATCATATCCTCATTGAGCGGATGGGATCAGTCAGTCCGTCACAGGTCGAGAGTTCGAAATTCCTACAGGTTCCAACGAGACACGACAAGCGATTCTGACAACGAAAAGCTTTCATTCAACAGAGTTGCACAAGCATACAAGCCTATCAAAATGCCTCTTTGGGGACACGGCGTCGCGCTAAGAATACCGCAAACAATCGAGGGCGAGATCAATTGTGATTTCGGAGTCCCGACAGAAATTGCAATCGGTTCAAGGATATACCTCTATGATTACCAAGTGGGGGGGGCATGGCGAACAGTCACGGACATACAAAACTTGAGAAGGCGACTTGTGCTTGAAGAGGATTTGACGGCGCCCCTTTTCCCGCTTGGCGCTTGGGTCTTTCCAACGGCAGTCGGAACCCTGTCTCTCACAAATGGGGCGAGGACAATCACACAAACGAGGGCGTCGTCAGAGAGCCTCACATTCAATGAAATATGATTGAGTTTTATCCAACTTTTACAATTGCACCCGATTTCTCGACCCCTCCCGTCTCGAGCTTTTCAGATGGTCGTCGAGACATCGCTCTTGGGGCAGCAAAAAAATACGGCATTTACGACAGAAGAGGAAAAAGAATGTTCCTCGGCAAATGGACGATCACCAACTCGGCGGACGTTCGCAATATGCAGCGGATAATCAAAAGGAATCAAGGCAAGTCGAATCCTTTTTATATCCCCTCATGGACACAAGATTTGATTGTTGCCAATGCAGCGCCCGCGGGCGCTCGATATATGGAAATCAAAGTCGGCATTGATTACGCCGTTGACCTTGATCCGACCAAGCTCGACAAGTTCGGGACAGTTGCTTGGTTTTACTCAAGAAATCGGGAGTTGCACGTCTCGCGGGTAATCGAAGCGACAAACCTTGTCGGAGGTAATACGGGTATACTCTTAGAAAGTGAAAGTCCTTTTCCGATTGAAGAGGGGACATACGCGGGGTTTTGCATTTTTGCCAAGCAGTCAAACGACACATTTATCGTTCGACATAAAGCGCCAAACTCATGCGAGTTCGAATTGCAACTGGAGGAAGCGTTGCACACGCTCCCGAAAGATTCGACAGAGCTCATCGAAGGAACTGATTTCGGGGAGGTCTTCTCAATGCCCCAAGTCAATGAAGTGAGACAAACTCCTCTACCAATATCGGAGAAACTCACATTCGAAACGGCGACAGTCAAAGGACCGGAAGAATACATCACGGGGCAAACCTTCCCTCATCAAAAGGATTGGCTCATTGAGATCGTGCCATTGCAAGGGGTCAGACTCTCAGCAGAAGGAGTCGACCCATTTTATTCGAATTGGTATGTCGGGCAAGCTCCCGAGGGGGCACACATACACGGGACTTTTACAATTGGAGGTAGGGAGCATTTGTGCGCAGGTCTCACCGACGGGCAAGTCGAAATCAGATTTTTCGACTCGCAATTACAACAATTGCAAATCACCAAATTCGACGGGTTCTCTCCTCTCATGATCAATACATGGGCAATTGACGGATCAGTCTTTGCGGGAGAATCCGACATCGCATGCATATATCTGAAACGAGGAGAGGCAAAGCTTTTCGTCCGATTTGCGGGCGGCGAATACGCAACCGAATATCTCCTTTGCAATTCCCCAGTGAATCCGCTTTATCTGACAAGTATTCAAGCTTCGGCGGGAGAGCTCTTGATCAATGGACTCGACGTCACTCACAACCTCGCAACATGGGTCGCCGACGTGACTCCGATCATTCCTTTGTTCAACGACAGAAGCTCGGGAATTATCGAGCAAGTAACAAGCGTTTACGAAGCGGCATTGCTCAAAACCGACATCATAGAAACCAACCGAACGTCGGGCTCGATCGAGCAGAGCAGCGGGGAATATTTGTCCATCCTTGTTAATGCGGGAAATTTCATCGAAACAAATATTACGTCTGGTCTTATAAGTCAAACGGGGGGAGAATACCGCGCCGTTCTTTTGACTCCAACTCCAATCGGTTATTTTTCTCAAGACGAGACGCAAGGCAATATAGAAGCGGAGGCATCAACATACTTCTTTGCGAAGCCAAATTTACCACAACAAATCGAAACATCCATCACCGCGGGCGCAATCGAGCAAACAGGCGGGGCATACATACTACAATGAAAAATGAAATCAAAGTGACCGAAAAGGCAAACCAGTCGAGAAGCGCCACAATCGGAGGCGGGAAGTATCAAGTCTATGTATTGAATGAAGACGGAACAATTGCATACGAATCTGGATTGAAAAAAAACCTAATACTCAACCCCGCGATTGACGATTATGTGAGCTCAAATGCAAGCTCCGCATTCGATCAACTCATGCGATACGGGTTTTGCGGGACGGGCAACTCGCCCAACAGTGAGGCAAAAGCAAACTCGCTTTATACGCAAACAGGAAACCAAGTCACAAGATCGAGCGGGACAGCAAACTTCATCGGGAACGACGTCGACAATATGATCAAGTTTGGCTCGGGCGAAGAGGCAAGAATTGTCACAGTCAACAGCGGCACAGTCGTCACAGTTGACAGATCGCAAACAGTCACAACGCCCGCGTCTCTCACTGTATACAACACAAAACGAGATGCGCTGGATTCACTGGTCGCATACACTTCAACTCGAATGGCTCCCCCAATTGGAGAGTATTTTCAATATAACGTCGTCGACGTGACAGATACAGACTATCCGCGAGTCACTCTTCATCAATCATACTTGTTCACCGCAGCGCAAACAGAGAACAACACAATCACAGAGCTCGGCGTCGGGCTCTTTTATAACAAACCGATATTCTCTCGAATTGTTCTCGACGACCCCGTCATTCTCGGTCCGGGTCAGCAACTCGGTTTCAAATATCAAATGACATCGACATATGATTTCACGCCGACGGACAATGTCCCGTTTGACATCACAGGTTGGCCGGTCGAATACAATACGGCAGGAATCGTCGACAACGGAGATGGAACCGCAGAGATCACAGTCGCCCCAAGCGCTGGGGATTCGCATCACTACCAAGTCGGGGGCAATGTAATAATCTCGGGAGCCCAAAGGGTCAAAAGACCTATTGCATCAATTACAAGCACCGCGACCGAGTTCACGTTGACGACAAGCGTCGACCATCAATTGACAACAGGAGACGACGTCGAAATCCTTGGAGTGATACCGAGCTCATACAATGGTGGATGGGTAGTTGCGTCGACTCCGACAACAACAACACTCACAATCACCTCGGCACTGAATGCGGGATCGGGAAGCGGCGGAACCATTCGAGAAGCTGACCCGATAACATGGTGGAACGGAGAGTATGAAGTCACGGCAATTGACGCGCCAAACAATACGATTACAGTATCAATCCCGAGTGGTATTGCAGAAGCGGGAGACGGAGGGGTCATCACGAACAGCAATTTGTGCGAGATTGTCAATAAGGGCATATTCGGCATGCACTTTTTACCGACATATTACTCAAACGACATATTCGGAACCGACATCAACGCGGGCGGATTCAGCAGATACACGGGGCAAATGGATCACCAAACAAGCGGGTCATATTGCAATCAGATTATGGTTTACGTGCAAGGATACGATACAAGAATATACAACGGATTTTATCAAAACCCAAGCTTTCCAAACGGATCAAATCCCGTCCCGTATAATGTAACAGATACAGCAAGGGACTTATCGCAAACATATGTCCCGGGGTCTTTTACCAGTTATTACACGAAAACATTTTCCGTCAGCGAAATTAACTACGACAACATTAAACAAATTCTTGTTGGATGGGATGGATTCTCGGGGGGCATGAACAAACAACATGTATTTTCTATGTGGTTCCATGAGCCACAAAAGAAAACGGGCGAGTATACATTGACGTTCAATTACTCGATCAAAATGTTCCGAACCCTAGAAGACTAATATCATGGCAGACGAAACAAGCATTGCGTTCAATAGTTCGCCAGCAACAACCGCAAGGTATTGCTATATTTTCACCGACAAAGCAAAAGGGACAAAAGTCTTTTACACGGGAGCGGACGAAGACGTCACCATCACAAACATGCCAGCCGAAGAGCTTGGGGGGACTAGAACCTTTGCATCGGTTCCCGTCGCACATGCAGGACAGAAAAAATCGAGAGAGTTCGAGGAATCTGGGGTGCAAGTAATGGTTCCCAAAAACAACACCGATTTCGGCACATTGTTTTTGAGCAGTATTACCGCAGAAATCCGCATTGCAATTATACGTTTAAGTTCATATGCGGACAATCCTCAATTGCTCCAATGGGGAGTCGATACAAAAATCATCACCGAGGGAGTCGTCACGAACATGACTTTCGACGACGACATTGCAACCGCCGACCTTGTGCCAGAAGCATACGCACAGAATTTCAGTGTTCCTCGCTTTTGGTGGACAAGGACATGCAATCACGTTCTCTTCGGGACAGGTTGCAATGTATCCTCAGACACATACAAGGTCGACGCGACAGTCGTTGCAATTAACAGAACAAACAGGACAGTCACAGTCGAAGGGCGTGTGAATACGACTGATTTTTGGGCATACGGAACAATGTCTCATGACATCACTGGCGTGAAAATTTCCATTGTAAAAGCAACTGACGTCCAAACAACAAGACGCAAATTCTTCACAAACAATTGGTTGCCCGCTTTACAGGTCGGGGACGGAGTGAGATTGCTCCCGGGTTGCAGGCGCACGACCGAAGACTGTCAAAACAGATTCAACAACGCCGCAAACTTTGGGGGTTTCTGGAAAGTCCCGACAAGAGACTCGGTCAAGCATGGAGTATGATCTCAAAGCCGTATCAGAAGCCGCACAGGAGCTCGAGGGGGTTCCGTGGAAGTGGCGAGGGTGGAACAAGTCGGAAGCAATAGATTGCTTGTATGGGGCATTCTACCTATTAAAAAAGGGAGGGGTCGTCGACAGCACCATCGGCGGCAAGACTTATTATCGACGAACCGAGGGACATCTTGCGACATTTAGCGTTGCGTCAGAGTATATCAAAAAAATACTACACGTCGAAAAAGTCGAAGAGCAAGAGGGAGCAATTGCAATTTTCAAGAATGGGGCGTTTGCAAGCCACATCGGAATCATCACAAATCAAGGAATTGCACACACAATGAGGGGGCAAAAATTTACGACCGATCCGATACAAAAATGGTCTCGATACATATTGGAATTTTACATGCCGACAAAAAGCGGATACAAGACAAATCCGAGGGACGTTCGAATTCCAAGTTTGCGCAAAACTTAATCAAGAAATATGTTTTTATTACCTTTTATCATTGGCGGACTTGCAGGGGCGACAGCAATCGGGGCGGGTCTTTCGGCAATGAGTGCACTTGCAATCGGCGGAATTTTCATGTCGTTGACACAAATGCTTGTTGGAGGGGAGGCGAAACAAAAGCCGCCTAGACCCGACGAGCTTGACGAATCAAGCGTGACCGAAGCCGCCCCCGTCCCGATCGTTTTTGGAAGGTTGAGATTGCCTTCGAATGTAATTCGAATGGACAGGGACTCATTTATTACACAGGCGCTTTCACAAAAAGTGAAGACGGGCTTGTTTTCATCAAAGAGGGTGACGACAGGATACAACTATTACATCACACAAGACGTCGGCATTTGTTGCGGTCAAATTGACAAAGTCCGAAAAGTGCTCTCGAACCCCGGCGAGCATGTCATGTGGCAAGGTGAACGATCAGAGGGGGATTATCTAATCAGTTCCCTTGATTACACTTTTTACAATGGCTCATACATGACAGTCAGAACCACGGACTTGCATTTTTTCAGAGTTGGGCAATCGGTTCAAATCGCGGGAGTCGACCCGACTTGGTATAATGGGACATTTACCATTGCAGCAATTACAGGCGATCAAGAGTTCAGAATCAATGCAACCCTCGAAATTCCCGAAGAAGAGGAGGATAATCTATACAGGGCTTTCTTTTTTAGGGGCAGGGGTGGAATCCTCACTTCAATTGACAAAGAAATAGGGTATACAAGTTTCAAAGTATCGGGGGGCAGGCGAGACGACAGAAAGGGAGGGGCAATGCAACTTTACTTCGGAAGCGAATTGCAAGAAAGGTCGCCCGGCAATCGCTATGGGGGCGCCGTAACAAATCATCGAGGGATATGCTTTGCACATATGCCGAAATATTTGATGGGATCCTCTCCGAGACCGGGGTCAATTATGTTTGAGATCGACAGGTTGCCGAAACCAATCGACGAGAATCTTGCTTTAATCCCCGAGTCCGAATTCCCAAGAAGGGGCAGTTACAACCCGTCGCATCCTGCATACGTTGAGGCAAACCCCGCCGCATGTGTATACGAGATAATGACAAATCGAACTTGGGGAAGGGGACTCAGCGCATCAAAGATTGACGTTGCAGCATTCAAGTCGGCGGCAAACCATTTCGCAGAACAAAACGTCGGAGTCAGTTTTTCTTTAGGACGTCAAACAGCAATGGCAGACTCGGTCGAGATGATGCGTGACCATTGCCAACTCTACACGTTCACAAAAGGCGCCTTGATTACATGTCGGGCAATGACTGACCGAACGACGGCATACGACCCCATGATCACATTGACGAGAGACATGCTTGTCGACATCAAACTCACACGACCAGCTTGGGCGGGGACTGTCAACGAGTTGAGGGCGAAGTTCATCAACAGGGAAAAGAACTTCATGAAAGAGGTTGTTTCAGCGACGGACAACGCTTCAATACAAATGGCTGGAACGATCAACAGCCGAGAGGTAAATCTCCTTGCATTCTCAAACAGGAAGACAGCAGAGAAACAAGTCCAAAGACTTTTGAGCGAGTCTTCATACCCAGCGGCAAACCTTACGGCGACAATGACAAGATTCAACGCCGATCTTGAGCCGGGCGACTTTGTGCAATTGGTCATTGATGACTTTGCAGGCGGTCAACCTACGACTTCTTATTGGAGAGTGATTGAAATCAACGACGAAAATCAAGACCCCGAAGGAATCGAGATCACGTTGCACGAAGACTATTACGCGACATCATTCGTCGGATACCCAGACGGCGACTTCATCACGCCGACACCATCATACGAAATACGAGATACTCTCGAGGATGACGATTTGAATTTTGCCGACGATTTCTCAGACCTCACGGATCCCGGGGAAATTGCAAGTCTCGATATCATTGACATGCCGAAACCTTTGTCAGAAGGGAATGCGTTTGCACTAATGGCACTAAGTGCCGAAACCGAAAACCTTTACAGGGTAGACATAAACAACAGGCTCGTTGACGCGATCGAATGGAATGAGCTTTTGACGGACGTCATGCCACAAGCATACAAGATGACACTCGACGCCGCTCTCGACAAGAGTCCGCTCGTCATTCTCAGAGAACAAGCGATTGCATTCACAGTCGCAAACGCTTGGCAAAGATCAAAAATTGCAGAAGTGGCAAGCCGAACTGAGTTTCTCTCAGACGACTTTGCTTATCTCACATCAACGCTCGAGTCTCTGATCTTTATCAACGACGAAATCATACAAGTCGGATATGCAATAGAGACGGCGACGGGTATTGAAATGAAAGCATTTATGCGCGGGGCATACGGGACGCCAGTGCAAGACCACAATGCCGCGTCAATTGCGTATTTCTTCCCCGATATCGGCGCGGGGGAAAACTTGCTCGATCTTGAAACCTTCCCCGCAAATACAGACGTCGAAATGCAATTCCTTCGGAAGAGCATTCGGGGAGACTGGGGATACTCGACAATCCAGCCAATAGTCAATATCGGCACAGCATATCAACAGCCAATGGAAATGACCCTTGCGCAGATTGACAAAAACGTCGGAGAATGGGAGGTCAGAATCAGACCTCGTCACTTCACACAGCAACAAAACACACTGTCATTGCAATACCTATTCGACGAGAGGGTCGTTGCAAATTACATGGGGGTGAGGGTGCAAGTCAAATCGGGCTCGTCGACACTCAGCGACCAGACACTCGGGACGGAATACTTCACGGGGTCGACCCCAACAACTGGAGTCGCCGAATACCAATGGTTCCCGCAGGACGACAACGACCCAAAAAGCGGAACTTTGCGCATTAAGGTTTTAGGAGTGACAGGGTCAAGGTATTTGAATATTTTCACAACCGACGCAACAAACGGATCACAAAGCAAAAGACCTCTTATCGTAACATAAACAAAAGCGCCCGCGGGCGCGTATCATAAAAAATGGCAATACTAACACATACAGGGATGGAAACTCTCCCAGCGGGGACGACAAATGTTCAAGGAATAATCGACTCGAACTTTGCAATTGTTGATCAGAAGTTCGACAGTCACCACGTCATACCAGTTTCGAACAGCTTTGCAATCGACCCAGACGACGGAACGACACAAGAGGTCAATGTGACAGGAAACAACGTCACAATCACGGGAATCACCAATCCACACCCGGGGCAAAATACGATTGTGGTATTTCACAACACATCAAACGCCGTTCGGACGATTCAAGTTCCCGCGGCATGGGAGCAAATCGGGAGCGTCGTTCTCGATTGCCCAGCGGGAGAAGCCATTGCAATTTTAATTATCCCGGGCGTCGCACTCACGGCATTTGCAACACTTTAGGTCATGGGAGCGCTCGAGCTAAGAAATACAGAGATTCGCATTCAGCGAACTGGGGGCTCGAGTGTATACAAATATCGAGCAAACGAAGTCAAGGTCGCGAGAGTCGTTGTCAACTCGCTTGCACCGAAAGACCCATACGGGGGAGTTGTCACACACAGACAAACCGCATGGGCATGGCAAATAAGCACGCTCAAGGAAATGACACTTTCTGAGGCGAAACTCCTCGGACTCACTGGTCTGGGTTCAATTCTAAATCCCGACACCGATCCGCCTTCCTTCACCATTGAGATGACAACGCCCGACGGAATCAATCGAAGATTTATTGATTGCGCAATGACGAGCATCACAATTCCAACAGAAAAAAGGGGGCTCGTTGCGCTAGAAACTAATTACAATTGCAGGATTGCAAGAGAGACGTTCGACCCTCTTGTTGTTACAGTTGAAGAGCCTGCGCACAGACCGATATCTGGTCTCGATTGTTCGGTCTACATTGACGACGTGCAAGTTGACACATACGCGGCGCAAATTGAGATATCCCGACCCGAATATATCCCCACAAATTTTGACACACACGGAGAGGCGAGAAGCTTCAAGAATGCGGGCAGATGGAACGCGACGATTGTCTTGTCATTGGCGGGAGAAAATTTTCCAGTGAACAACCCAATTGAAAGACACAAGGTCAAGATCGTATATGGCAACATCGGATCAATCACGGCGCCGACACTCTTTCAAATGAAAGCCAACCAAACAATGGTCGCGGACGATTTTGACGATCGTATCATCATGGGAAGAGCGGAGGTTGCACCGCAATCGAATTTTCTCGAATTAGTTTTTTGATTTAATTCTTGCGAAAGGAACGGATACGACCCATTGTTCGGTCGTAATGAATACCAACACAGCAAGCGCGGCGCAAATCGCGCAAATGATGGACGGGCAAGTCATCTCGGGAATCTCGGGAACCTTGACCAACATATACCCGAGGAAAAACGGGACGGGCGAACATGGCGAATGGTCATTTCAGAATGCTAAATTGCAGGACGACAACGGCGCCTCAGTCGACATACAGTTCAAAGACCGCCCCGAGATACCTCAAGACCTTAAAGGCTCTTATATTGCAATTATGAGCAATACCACAGACAAGGGCACGCACGGAGTCAAGGTATACGACGACGAATACCCACAAGGCACAGTGACAAGAAAACTTAGGGTCACTAAATCAGCTTCATTCTCTGACGTCAAAGCTCCCGAGGAAGCTTCACAGATACAACATGACGAGCCGTTTGATGAAATGCCACAAGATTACGGGCAACCAATTGAGACGCCGCAGGAGCCAATTATCGAGCAACCAGCGCAGAAAATAGTGCATACACTACCCGACGGAGTCACAGTCACCTCGTTGACATATCGAGAGGTCAGACAAAAGCGCGAATATGAGCCGATCACATGTGAGGTTCAACTTGCAATCGAGCCTCATACGAAGCTTTCCAGCGCTTGGAAATACGCCGAGCAAGCCGCCGACGCAATGCTCAAACACTCCACAGGACGATAACATGAACGCAACCCAAGTATTACCGAGCGAATATCACTCAAAATTGACACTCAATCGGGCGGACATTTTCAACAAAAACAGTTGGCTCTCGAAGAGCTCCATTTTCGAGCTTTACGGATCATCGCTTTTTCGATGGAGACACTATCCAAGAAAATACTCAAGCTCGAGCATGAATTGGGGAAGCCTTGTCGATTGTCTATTGACGAGCCCATTAGATTTTGAAAGTGAATTTGTGGTCAGCCCATACGACAACTTTCGAACAAAGGAGGCTCGAGAATGGAAAGCTAAACAGCAAGAGAGCAACGTCACAGTCGTCGACGAGAGCACAATTGCAGAAGCGCAAAAGGCGATCGAAATGCTGACACAAAAGCACAAGAAAGCCGCCGCACTGATTGAGAAAAGCCGAAAGCAAGTGGTCTTGCTTAACAGGACGACCCATTCAGCTTACGATTGTGAGTATATATATTTAAAGGGTCTTGTTGACTTAGCACCCGAAGGGGAGCCGTTTCTTGCGGACTTAAAAACAACCGCCGACTTTTCAGCGGCGGGATTCGCGAAGGCGCAAGCAAGATTCAATTATGCGGCGCAGGCCGGGCACTACCTCAGAATGTGGAATAAATTGCACCCAGAAGACCAAAGGCACAGGTTCCAAATTGTTTGGCAAGAGAGCTCGTATCCTTACGAAGTGGCAATCACGGAAATACCCAAACAAGACCTCGAGGACGGGGTCAGAATGTTTGACCATTTGCTCGGGCGCATAGTTGGGGCAAGCTTCCGATCATACTTCCCCATGAGATACGAAGACCCAGTCATGCTCGGGCGAGCGGCGTTTGCAGCGATTACGGATGAAGAGGAGCTCGAGGGTTTAGAAAAAATCTGAAACTTCTCGACGTCTTGATTCGCAGCAAGTAAATTGCCCGCCCCCGAGGGAAAACGCAACCTCAAGGGGCGGGGCTTATGCATGCAACGCACATGGAAACATTACTTGCGCGGCTATTAAGGCACAAAAGAGAACCAACAAAATGAAAAAATCAATCACATACAACTTTGATGTCGACGACGCTACACAATACGGAGTCGAAGCCGCAGTCCTTTTGAGTAATATTCGCTTTTGGGTTTTTGCAAATAAGGCAAAAGAAAGAAACTTAAAAGATGGTAAGTTTTGGACATACAACAGTGCGAGAACCTTGACGAATCTTTACCCGTTTTGGTCTCGTCGGAAAATTGCAAGACTGCTTGTCCAGCTTGAGAAGGCGGGAGCCATTGAAAGCGCATGCTTTAACGACGACGGGTATGATCAAACGAAATGGTATACAATTGCACAGAAAAGCAGCAACGAGAACACAGACGCACACAATGGACAACAACGGACAACCCCATTGGTCAAATCTGACCAAACCCCATTGGTCAAATCCGACCAATGCGCATTGGTCAAAAGTGTCCAATCAACTATACAGATAAAAACAACAGATAAAAAACCAATTAAAAAACAGGTTTCAGCTTTTGAAATGTTTCCAGAAGTTTTGAAAGAGAACCTCGAGTTTTGCTTGGCATGGGATCAATGGGTCTCATACAGAGCCGACATGCGGAAGCCGATCTCGAATATTGCTTACTCGCGATTTATCAAGAAGCTTGAAAAGTTTTCGCCCCAGCAATGCATTGACGCAATCGACGACGCGATTCAATCAAATTGGACGGGGCTCTTTCCTCAGACTGACAAACCAAAAGCGAAAAAAATCAACGACGGCGAAAATATTGACTCGCTTATGTGAGCCGAGTCCGTATCATAAAAACGAACCAACAAAAAAACATGAGAACCAACAACAAAGGAATATTCGAAGACGAGACGATTTGCGCAATGTGCAAAACAGAATTGCAAGAGGGCGAGGAGGTCATGTGCGACGCATGCGACAAGAAAGCAGAGGACAAGACAAGAGAGATTGAACTCCAAAAAATGGAAAAGGAAGTTCAACAGACTGCAAAACGATGGGAGGCAATATGTCCGAAATCATATCAGATATCGAAAGCGGACAAAATGCCTTCGAAATTGCAAGAGCTTTACAAGACATGGGATGCAGATTTCCCGAAGTCTCTATACATGAAAGGGGCAAGCGGCATCGGCAAAACATCGGCGGCATTCGTCTTTGCAAGGGCATGTCACTTTGCAGGCAAGCGGGTCAAATATTGGCAGGCAAGCGACTTGAGGCAAAAGGCAATTCAAGCAAGTTCAAGCACAGACACAAAGAAATTTCAGTCATTCAAGATTGAATTTCTCAATGCCGACTTGATCATCCTCGACGACTTCGGCAATACAGCGAAGACAGCAGCGAGCGACGAGCACCTTTTGAGCTTACTCGAAGGGGTCAAGGCTCGAGGAATCAAAACCATTGTCACGACCCAGTATCACGGCAAACAACTCGTCGAGAGCTTTCACAACCCGTCAATCGGAATGGCAATCAGCAACCGAGCACAAGACGCAACGAGAATCGACCTGTTCGAAAACGAGCTATTCAACACAACAAAATGAGAGACCGCACACAATTCGAAGTCGTTTTACTCGTCGAGCTTTGCGGCATAATCGCAACGGCGTTTTTATTGCAGGGCAACGCGCCAATGTGGATTGCAATCATCGGGGCGTTTTTTGTTCTAGTGATTGCAATGTCAAATACTTGGTTGCCGCCGAACCTTCGTCACAGCTTTATAGCACCTTGGATTGAATCGCTTGTATTGATCTTGATATGTCTTGCATCATTCAAAGACGCGGGGCTTTGGGCGCTGATTGCAATTCGAGTTTGCGGTCTAGTTTTAACCATCAGCGCAATGGGGCAAAAATGGGAAAGGGAGTAAAAGACGAATTCAAACCCTCGCAATGGAAAAACCTCACAGTCTACCCGCACGACTCAATCTTGAGCATGAGGGTCGTCAGTAAGAGCCGAAAGGATATCGAGCACATTGTTGACCTCGGGGCATACCAAGGCAACGGAGATTGCACTTGCGAGCATTTCGACTTTCGCTTGAGACCAAAAATTGAAGGGCGAACCGAAAGAGGTTTCAGACGTTGCGCACATATCGAAGCCGCAAGGTCGGCACTCGTCGACATCGTCATCAGCAAATTGGCAAACCCGCACCATTATGAATCCTAAAAGAACAAATGCCAAAAACACAGGCAAGCAACTCGAGAAATTTCTCGACGCAATTCATGCCGATTACAGGTTGCGCGGAATTGCAGACCTCGAGAAAGTTGACCCGCCTGTCCGAGTCCTTGGCGGCGGATTCAAACGCCGAGTCATATTCAAAGAGAACCCTTTTCTCGATTACATGGGGGCAATCAGAGAAAGCGGGCAATTGTTGATGATCGAAGCCAAAAGCACATCCGACGCAACTCTTCCATGCGGAGGCAAGAACGGAGTCACAGCAAAACAGATTGCCTCAATGAAGCGCTGGCAAGCCGCAGGAGCGTTGACCGCGGTCGTTTGGTATTGCATAAGCAAACAAGCCGCCCGACTCGTCACAATCGAGGATATTGACATTACGCTTGATCACAGGAAAAGCGTCACATGGGAGACGGCAATCGAGATCGAAAACGACTTCGACTACCTTGCACAACTGATCAAAATCAAACAACCGAACAAAAGCAACGAGATCGGCGCTTGACGGAACAAAGACATTCCCTTACAACAAAAAGATATGGCACAACAATCAAGCAGAGAAAGAGCATTCGAATCACTGGCGTCCGTTCGGGCGTATGTGAAAGCGAATCATGGAAGCGTTCAAAAACTAGCTTCTCTCATGTCTGAGGCAAGCGGCGAGAGAATAGCGCGTCACACAGTGAGCAGATGGTTGCGCGATAAAATTGAGAAATTTCAACAACCCTCACTCGGTCACGCTCTTGCACTCTTTGAATCAATCAAGACAATGCAAACGTCTGACCAGTAAACCAGCGCCCGCGGGCGCTCCAACCAAGAACCAAAAAAAACGCAATGAAAACGAAAATGAAATGCCATGAACTGGCAACCGCTCTTCCAGAAATGAGCGACCTCGAATACGAAGAGCTCAAGCAGTCAATCAAAGAAAACGGGCAACGCGACGCGGGCATCGTCTACGACGGGCAAGTCCTCGACGGACGCCACAGATACAGAGCTTGCCAAGAGCTCGGATTGCCTTTTGCATATCGAGCCTACGACGTAAAGAAAGACGGAGCAATTCCCGAGGTCTTTGTCCTAGATGCAAATATCAAGCGCAGGCACTTGACCTCGACACAACGCGCGGCAATTGGAGCCGAGTTGCTTGATAAAATAGAAAAGGCAAAGATTGGCAAGACCGCCAAAATTGCAGCGGACGCCACAGGGGCAAGCATTCGCTCAGTCGAGAGGGCAAAGAAACTCAAGCAAGAAGACCCCGAAGCATTCGAGGAGGTCAAGAAAGGCAAGGTCGGACTCAAGACAGCAAGCAACGAAGTCGCAAAAAAGCAATCAGTCCAGACAGCGAGAGACGACTCTCAACGTCAATTGCTTGCAAATGCAATCAGTCCGAATCATGAGTCCGAGTTCATTGAGGCAATCAAAGACGGAATCATCCTCAAAAAAGACTCCGAATTGCAAGTTTTCGCAGGACTATCAAAGACCCAACAAACGCAAATTGCAAACATGGTGACGAAAGGTTGGCAAGTGAACAAGGCTCTCAAATACATGACGAGCGAAATCACAACCGACAGCACAATCATTGACTTGATTCACATTGCAATCGACACGCCGTCAAAAGATCACTTCACGACAATTGTCAAAGGCTGGGAAGTCAGCGTGACAAAAGTCGATTGATGACAACTCCCTCCAAGGAAACGTCTCGACCTCTTTCAACGTATTCATATCAAGCACGGGTGCACTGAGCTTGAATGAGAGAGGTCGAGGCAACCTGTCACCACATGGCATTTCAATTTGAATTGCGCGACTATCAAAAAGACTTTTGTCGCAAAAGCATTGACGCCTTTTACAAGGGCGTTGACGGAGGCGACCCAGTGCAAACCGCTTTGAGCGTTGCCGCAACTGGGGCAGGAAAAACAATCATGGCAGCGGCTCTCGCTTATACAGTAATTAGGCACAAAAACGAGAGAGTTTTATTTCTGGCAGACACCGACGAATTAGTCGAGCAGGCTCGAGACAAGATGGTCGACGCCGCGGGGCTCAAACCAGACATCGAAAAAGCACAGGCTCGAGCAAGCAAAAAGGCGAAGATCGTTGTCGGCAGCATTCAAACACTGGCACGACAAAACAGGCTCGACGAGTGGGATCCAGATCACTTCGGAATGGTCATCGCCGACGAGGCTCATTTGAGCATGGCGAAGAGTTGGCAAAGGGTATTGAATCACTTTAAAGACGGAGGCGCAAAAATACTCGGGATCACAGCAACCCCAGAGAGAGGGGACGGGAAAAACCTGTTCAAGTTTTACGATTGCATTCCCTACGAAATCAGACTTTTCGACCTAATCGAAAAAGGGCACTTGAGCCCGATCACAGTGCAATCAATCCCGCTTGACGTGGACACGACGGGAATCAAATCGAAACGCACGGGAGAGCTCGACAGTGAAGACGTCGACCACGCCATGAAACCATACCTCGACGCAATCATTGACGCATGGCAAGAGCACGCAAGCGACCGCAAGACCCTTGTTTTTCATCCAAACATTAGGATGTCAAAAGAGTTTGACGAACGACTCATTCGAAGAGGGATCAAGAGCAGGCATATCGACGGGACGAGCAAGAACCGAAAAGAGATATTGCTCGATTATCAAAAGGGAAAATTCGACATCCTCAACAACGCTCTTTTACTGACCAAGGGGTATGATTGCCCAGATATTGAATGCGTCATTGTCTTACGACCGACAAAGAGCCGCGTTGCATACCAGCAAATGGTCGGCAGGGGGACACGCACAGCCCCAAACAAGGACGACTGTCTCCTTTTGGACTTCTTGTATCAGTTCGAGGACTTGGGCGCCATACGACCCGCAGCGCTCGCAGCAAGAGGAGACGAGATCGAAGCGGCAATGCAAAAGCAGATCAACAGCTTTGGAAAAGGCAAACAAGGCAAACTCAATTTGCAAGACCTCATGAGTGAATGCGAAATTGCAACCAAGCAGGCACTCATTGACAAATTCAAAGAGAAGTCAAAAAAGGGAGCAAAGACATACGACGCCCGAGAAATGGCAGGCATACTCGACGAGCCCGATCTCTTGGAATACAAGCCGACCAACAAATGGGAGCTCGACCCGCCAACGTCACCACAACTCGAAATGCTCGAGAGAGTCGGAATCAACCCTTTCACAGTCAAAACAAAGGGCGAGGCATCGGCAATCATTGCCCAGATTACAGAGAGAAGGCACAAGAAACTAGCGACGCCGAAGCAAGTTGCATTCTTACAGCAACGGGGACACGCCGAAGCGCATGCAATGACGTTCGTCGACGCAAGTGACAAAATAAGAAATCTGACGGGCGGATTCGGTCGGAGAAAAACATAAGCTGGGAAAAAAAAGACGTGCCGATTGCATTAGATGACGAGAACCAACACGAAACATCAAACACAAGCGGCACGCTTATGATCTAAAACATACCCGAAAAGCTTGAAAAAGAAAGCAATTCAAAGTTTTTCACATTTAATCTTGCAAAAGGAACGCCGATGTCCCATATTGATGTCGTTATGAATACAAACCAACACAAAACATACAACTCGTATCAATTCAAATTCAACCTTCGCGGACAGACAGAGCAAACACACGCGACTGTCATCGCCGACGGCATTGCAAGCGCGTTCGACCAATTTTGGTCAGAGTGGACAAGCTATGACATCACCAATCTTGAAATGAAAGAGCAACCCAAAAGCACGATACAAATCAAGATCAGCACCCAGATACGCGAATGGTATGGAAACGAAGACCACATCGGAGACGACAACCACGGGCGCTACAAGTGCAAGGGCGGCAAGGACTTCATCACCGAGGTCGAGAAAGATACCTTTTGGTATAAGGACGAAGTAATCAGAAAGGCATTTAATGACCAATACAACCGCGACGGGCTTTTCTTCAAATACGAAGCTCAAGAGATATCACCATACTACGAGCCCGAACATATTGAGCTCAACGTCCCCATGCAGGAAGACGATTTTGACCCCTATGCACCAACCCCAGAAGAGGAAAGCAACCGCAGACTCGCCGAAGGTTAATCAACACAGCCCCCGCCAAGGGGGCAAAACCATTTGATCACATGAAAACAGAACAACACGAAACGATAGCCGACTTGCCGCAGAATGAGCGATACCCTTACGGGGTATTCAAAGTCGGAGACAAGGTGCACCGCAATTTTTACAGCGACATCAGTCCCGCGACAGTCATTGAGGTGAAACGCAACGGCAGAGAAGTGACAATCCGATACGACAAATTCGACCTCAAGGAAGGGCAAACCCCGAACTTTATCAAAGGCGGATTTGCAGGACATTGCACAAATCAAAGGGAGCTCGAGTATGAGATCAGCAAAGACCCGAAAGGCGAAGTCACAACATACACGCTCAGAAAATGGCGCGGGCGTTATGTCTGGACAGCCAAAAGAACAAACCCAGACGGACGCATGGAAATTGCCCAAGGATGGAAAGCATTTCACGATTACAACTTTTAAACAAACGCCCCTTCGGGGGCACAACCGCTACAAAATGAAAGCAACAACAGACGACGAAATTGACGCCCGAGACGAGTGGATTGATGAAACCTCCCGATTCGAAAAAGTGCAATGGCTTTGCGAGACTTGCTCCGCGTCATTCATACAGCAAAACTTGATCTCCGAAATGACCTCTTGGTTCGAAGAGGACGACTTTGACAAGTTTTTCGATCACTTGACGACATGTTGGGAAATCGAAACTCCGCCCGAAACTGAAATCACAAGAGACGATCACTAATTGCAAACGCCCCTTCGGGGGCACAACCGCTACAACATGAAAACGCAATTCACGAAAACAGAGCCCGACCTTCTAGGGCACGTATTACACCTCTATTCAAACGACGCCGACGAACTGACCGCTCGCAAATTGTATTGGCAAGTCAGATACTTGCAACCAGACATCAGAACGCCCGAAGAATTCGACCAATGGGATGCATGGCGCCTCTACATAGAAACTTGGAAAGACATCAACGAGGTGAAGTCGACCGCATTCTTGACATCAAGATCCGAAACTTGGAGACAAGAAGATCGGAGATATTGGGAGCAACAAACCACAAAGCTTGAGGAAAATGCATAGACAGAAAACGCTCTTTGGAGCCGAGGAGATCATACCCGAAGAAACTGAGGGCAAATACGAGCTCAAGATCGAGGCGCCAATATACGAGCCCAAGAACAAGCCGCCCGACGTTTTCGAACTTGTAGACCGAAGCAAGCTTGCGAAGCTCAAGAGAGCAATTGCAGACTCAACAGCACCCCCAGAGGTCAAAGACTTCTTGATCATTGCCGCACATCGTCACGCCGTTTTTAATTACGAGAAAATCGCCGACTTTTATTCGCACGCAAATCAAGAGGTCAAAACCCTAATGGAAGAGAGCGCCCTTGTGATTGTCGACTTTGAGTCAGCAATCGAAAACGGATTTCTCAAGATATGCGAAGAGCTAAGAAAGCAATACCTCGAGGAGTATGAGTAAGCACGCCGTATTCATTCTCTCACACGGCAGAGCCGACAACGTCTTGACATACAAGACCCTTGAAAAATGCGGATACACTGGGGACGTTTACATCATCATTGACGACGAAGACGAGACCGCAGACGAATACCGAGAGAGATTCGGAGACAAGGTCATTTGCTTCGACAAGAAAGCGATTGCAGACGCCAGCGACGAGGGGAACAACTTCGACAACCGCAACGTCATTGTGCACGCGAGAAACGCTTGTTTCGACATTGCCCGAGAACTGGGGCTCGATCACTTCATACAACTTGACGACGATTACTACGAAATTGCATACAAATACGCAGACACAACAGGAACGCCATTGATCAAAGACTTGAACAAGGTATTCGAAATGATGATTGCATTCTATGAGTCGACAAATTGCAAAGCGGTAGCAATGGCACAGAACGGAGACTTCATCGGGGGATGGAACAACGAAAAACAATACAGATTCAACAAACGAAAATGCATGAATAGTTTCATACTGTCTCCGAAACGACAATTCACATTCGTCGGGATCAATGAAGACGTCAACGCATACACACTCGAGGGAAGCCGAGGAAACCTATTCCTCACAATTCCAGTGATTGCAATCAACCAGAAAGAGACACAAAGACAAAAGGGCGGGATGACGGGGGCATACGCAAATGGAACATATGTCAAATCCTTCACCACAGTCACAATGCAACCCTCGAGTGTGCAAGTCTCTATGATGAACGCAAACCACAAAAGATTGCATCATTCGATTGACTGGAAACGCACAGTCCCTTGCATCATTCGTGAAAAGTGATTCGACAAAAGTTGCGCACTCCACGCGGGCGCGAGGTTTCCGTCCCTAAATGGAACGAGGACGAACACGGAAGGAACGAGACAGACGTTTTGACCTTGAATTGGTATCGAATGCGCGGCAACCTCAAGCACATGGGGAAAGCGGGAAGAAAAACCGAATTGACGATCGAGGTGATTGAGAGCATTTGCGCATCAATACGCGGGGGCTCATATGTTAATGCAGCATGCGGCAGAGCTCGAGTCTCATACCGATCATTTTTCGGATGGAAAGAACGCGGACAAAAAGAGAGGGACGAGGACATCGAGTCAATATACACCCAATTTCTCGACGCGATCGAACACGCCGAAGCGGACAACGAGGTCATGCTTGTCGAGCAAGTGGCAAGCGACACCGATTGGCGTGCAAAAATGGAGATACTCAAAAGGCGCTATTCTGACAGGTGGGGAGATCGTAACAAAATGGAAATGACAGGAGCCGACGGGAAACCGCTAGTCACCACAATGCCGCCGATCACCATCATACACAAAAACGAGTCAGAGGTTCCCGAGTTCATTGACCAAACCGACGAGTCAGATTGATGACCGAAAACGCGCAGGGCATAACGCTGACAATTCAGCCGAAGCAAGAAGCCGCAATCAACAGCCCCGCCGCCGAGACACTATACGGAGGCGCCGCGGGCGGGGGCAAGAGTTGGCTATTGAGAGCCGCGGGCATTCTTTGGTGTTTGCAAGTTCCAAATTTGCAAGTCTACCTCTTCCGCCGCACATGGCCGGAGCTCGAATACAACCACTTGCAAGGCTCGGGAAGTTTCCGAGATATGCTTGCGCCAATCGTTGAAGACGGGCATGCAAAGATCGTCGGCAAGCAAGTCAGATTCGCCAACGGGAGCCGCATCAACCTTTGTCACCTGTCCAACCCGAACGCATTGACGAAATACCAAGGCGCAGAAATACACGTTTTGCTCTTAGACGAGGCGACACACTTCACAGAAGCCGAGTATCGCTATTTACGAGCCCGTATGCGCATCGGAACGCTCGACGTGCCCAAGCATGTGACAACCAAGTTCCCGCGCAGCATACTGGGCACAAACCCGGGCGGCGTCGGGCATCATTGGGCAAAGGCTGGGTTCGTCGATCAAGGAGAATACATAGTCAAGACGGCAGCAAAAGAGGACGGCGGAATGACTCGAGTTTTTGTGCCTGCCAAGCTCGAGGACAACTTCGCCATGACGAGCAACGACCCAGACTACGAACAGCGCCTCGAGGGTCTAGGCGACAGGGACTTGATTCGTGCATTGAGGCTCGGAGATTGGGAAGTCATCGCTGGGGCAATGTATGGGGGAGTCTGGAACCGAAGCCGACACGTTTGCAGAGAGTTCGACATTCCGATTGATTGGGATGTCTGGGTCGGAGCCGACGACGGATACGCCGCCCCCGCCGCAATGTATTGGGTCACTCAGAACCCAACGACAAAAACATACTACGTCATTGCCGAGCTCTACAAGGAAGGCATGTTGCCGAGAGAGTATGCAGAGCGGGCACTTGCAATCAACGAGAGGCTCGGTCGTTGTGACCATGAAGGCGAACCAGTGAGGCACGTCGAGCCGATCACGGGCAACATGGACTCGGGAGCATTCGCCAACATCGGCAGCGCCGACGCATCGGGCAAGGAGGCAATCCCGAGAGGGAAGCAATTGCAGGCGCTAGGGCTCAAAATCAAACCCGTCGAAAAATGGGCAGGGTCTCGAGTTCACCGCGCACAATTGTTGCACCTCTTATTATCGCCCAACTCACTTGACCCAGAGGGAGGGGCGGGTCTGGTATTCTTCGAGAATTGCGTTCACGCGATCCGAACAATTCCCGCACTTGGCAGGAGCGGAACAAATCCCGAGGACGTGGACACAACACACGAAGACCACGCGTATGACGCCTTGACATATGCGTTGCAGTGGAAAAAGCGCCGAAGCGGAAAGCTCAGAATCGGGGGCTTGTAATTATTTTCACATTTTTTCACATTAGTGCTTGCAAAAGGAACGGCGATGTCCCATATTGGTCTCGTTATGAATACAAACACTGACACAGCACCCGCCCCGTTCGCCTCGCACATTGACATACTCGAGCAGATTCGAGAGATCGTTCGTTGCGAGATCAAGGAGTCTCAAGAGCACATGCACGGACGCGAGATTCTCGACGACATCATTGACGACTTGACTCGCTATCGTTCGCAGCTTCCGACAATCGCCGCCTATGAAGTGGCATACAAGCTTTAATCAATCAGCCCCCTCGGGGGCGCAACCAACAACCAACACATTATGAATAATTACTATCACGACGCCGAACAAGAGCACATCAACGACACCATGTTTGCGCATGAAGACTACATTCGCGAGGCATACGGGTCGTCCGCAATCGACGGAGACGCCGAAGCAGAAATCGAGGAAGCTCGCCAATGGGAGGGAATGACAAAAGAAGAGAGAGCCGCAGTCGAAGCCGATACCCTCAAAGCCGAACTCGAAGAGGCGGCAGCTTGGCAAGCGCAGTGCGAAGCCAATATCAAAGCAGAGCAAGAGAGCGAAGTCCCATTTTAATTAATCGCCCCCTCGGGGGCACAAGAACCAACAACATGAACACAGACACAATCAACCTCGTCGTCAATCGCTGGAAAATCGAAGCCGAGCACGACGGCGAAAAATACCATCTTTATATTGAATCCCCTTGCGGGTCGTATTATGGCTCCTTGGCACTAGCAGAGGACACAGGCGCCGTCGAGCACGGGCAGACATACCTGCCCCGAAAGGTTCCGCAAACAGTCCTCAATGCAGCTATGAAGCTAGAAGACAAACTTTACAACATTGCCAACCAATGAAGATACCACAAAACATCGGACAAATTAACAGGGATCAACGCGTCGACTGTTTGACCCGTCAGTATGAACCCTGCGGGAGAAAGTTCAACGTGACGATTCACCTCAAAGAAGGATGGGTCACAGAAGACGGGGAAGACACGATTCAAGCACCAACCGCGGCACTCGCGGCAAAAGGATTGAAGACATGCAAAATGTCAGTTATTCGTTAGGACATGCCGATCACCGACGCAATCAAGCTTAGAGACGAGGTCTTGCAACGATGGGAAGAAAACCCCGACACGAAGGGCGTTCTCTCTTTGTATCACTTGGTCATGATTCAGACCATGATCTCGGACTTGAACATTGCATTGCAGAAAATAAGCGAGAGCCAATTACTGCGAAAGGAATGCGACCATTTATACGCGAGTTGCCTCGAGGCGCTCAGAATCATTGACGATCTATGAAACCAGAAAACGAAATCAACAGCGGGCACGACATGGAAGCATGCAAAGCATGGGAGAATTATTGCAGAGTATTTGAGAGCAAATTCAACCTCAAGCCGAGCGCGACAAGTTGGAAAAGCAAAAACGCCGACCAATGGCGCAACGCAACAAAGGCGATCATCATGCAAGCTCAACCAGTCAATGCATGCATCATGCTCAAGCAGGAGGGACAGCGCAAGTTCATCAATCAATTGATGGGCATGCAGTCACAGAAAGACCGAGACAACTGGATTGCCTCAGTATTTGGCGAAGGTTATTCGCTCCAAAGCAACAAAGGAATTTGGAGCATTGAACCGACGCCCGAATTGCCCGAGGGAAAATAATTCACATTTTTTCACATTGGGGCTTGCAAAGGTGACGGCGATGTCCCATATTGACGTCGTTATGAATACAAACACAATGACCAACGCACAGAAATTCGCCGCCGACTACAAGCACGCGCACGCAATTATCCCAAACATGATACTCGAATGCTATGAGACAGGCGGCTTCGAAGACGAAAGTCAAATCGTCGACAACATACAAGCCAAGATTGAGAGCCTAAAATTGCCCGTGCCCGAAAGAGTTTACATTTACGACGCGATTTATCACTTCGAAATGCCTCACTAAAACAAAAGCGCCCGCGGGCGCCCCACATTCACTATCACATGAAAACCATCCTCAACGCACTCGCCGACATCATCTCAATTTTACTGATCATCCTCATGGGGGTGATTATGATTTCCATCTAATACAATGAACCTAGAACGCCAACAAGACCGCGACGACCGCGCCAATTCTTTCGAGAAAATGGGCAGCATTCGCCAACATCACGACCTCATGTCCGCTCAGAACTACGAGCAGACAGCCGAAGACCTCAAGCTCGAGCAGGAAGCCGAGCACGCCGCCGCCGTTGCTTTCTGGCAGCGTCAATACGACTTGGGCAGAACGTCCGAGCTCGTCGAAGTTCCAAACCTTTAAAATCATGAGTAACACAACAATCGAAATCACCAAAGAGGCGGCATGGGCTCTCATCGGAAACGACGAAAACACATGGTCGGATTACTATCAAACAGAGCTCGCAGAATTCTCGACGTATACTTGCCACGGAGTGAAGGTCGTCGTCATCCACAATTTCACCTCACAAGTGACACAATATTACGTCGAAGACATCAACGCATAAGCCAATGAAAAAAATCATCATCATACTCGCAGCAATATGGGTCACTGCTTTGGGGGCGACAATCGCCAATGCTCAGAGCTCGACCTCAGAGCGCCCCGACTCGTTCGGCAATACGAAGACCACATTCCGAGACAGCAACGGCAAAGTCATCGGTCACGCATCCTCACGAAAGAATCATTTCGGGCACATCGAGACGACCTATTACAGCAAGCGCAAACCAGTTGCCAAGTCGCGCACAGAAAGACCCGACTCATTCGGTAATCGTTTGACGCGATTCTTCAAAATCAAAAAAAGAAAATGATATTCGAATACACAAAAGAGGAAATCGCTCGCCGAGCATTCAACACGGGGCACGAAGACTTGCAAAGCGAAGACCTTCTCGACGAAGACACTGAGATACCCGCAACGAACGAAAACAGGCTCGTATGGGCTTTGAACTGGCGAGTCGGATACGCACAAGGGCAAAAGCTAAGAACAGCGCAGGAGCTCAAAAAAGCCATGAAATAAACTTTCACCTTTTTTCACATTAGGTCTTGCAAAGGGGACGGAGTTGTCCCATATTGACGTCGTTATGAATACCAACACAAAAACCAACACAGAGACACACAAGCCAACTGTTACCGAATTCTTTCATGCGAACTGGGGCGATTGCTTCAAGAAAGCGAAAGACATCCTCGGCGACGACTACACATACGACGGCGTCTCGAGCTTGCAATATCGAATCTACATGGACAGATATCAAAGCACCTTCAAGAGCGAAAGCTATTACGAGCAACAACTCGACGAGACAGACAAGTCATACGCCAAACAACACGGATTGACCTTTGAGGACATGTTCTATTTCAAAACCGACATGTGCATCGAGGCGGAAACCGAAAGGCTCAACAAGATCGAAAACGCAATCAGAGACGCATATCCAATCGTCGACTAATTATACAGCCCCCTCGGGGGCACAACCTAAACCAACAAGAACCAACATGAAAAAAGAAATCGAATATCACAAAATCGCGGGCAACCTACAAGGAAAGCTCATCGTCGCAGAGACAAGATTGACCAGAATCACAAACTTGATCAACGAGCTCGACGTCAAGAGTTGCGATCGTAATACGCAATACGAAGCAATGCTGATCCGTCAAGACCTTTCCGAGTTGCTTGACTACATGCGCGAAGGAATCATCGAAGCCGACAGAGCAAAATCACAATAAAAACCAACATGAAAACAATATTCAAATACAACATCAGCTTGTCGCCTAGCGGCATGCGTGCCAAAATCCCAGCGACGGCAGTCATTACACACACAGACATGACCGAAGAGGGTCTCAATGTTTGGGCACTCGTCGACAAGGACGACGCCCCGACATGGCGATACTTCATCATGCACAAAACAGGGGAAGAGCTCCCCGACAGCATTGCCGATTGCTTGTTGATCAAGACAATGACATCTCGAGCAATAACAAAGGCGCCCGCATTCGAAGGCGACGTCGTCGAATTCAGAACGCTTGTCGATCACTTGTGGCAAGTCTCTGAAAAGACGTTCAAAGAGTATCAAGCAATCAAATCAACGAATTACTAATATGTGGATATTTACCTCAAACGAGTTTCTCAGCGTAGTGAGACACCGAGACAAACCCGAGCACCTCATGATCCGCTTTCGCTCAAGGGCGCAGGCGGAGGCATGCACGCTTGACGGAGAGATCACAATCACCCCGACGGCAGACTATGTCGCACGCAAGACAGTTCGCGAGTCTGACTTTGTCTCTTGGATGATTACCCAGACCGCCGAGTTGCAATATGACAACTTCAAGAACAGCACGCAAGACACTCTCATGCACGAAGCGCCACTCATGAAAGTTTGGCAATGTATGTATGATTGGCAGAACGAGACCGAATACGGGTCGAGCATGGACTATCACCCATCGTCGGCATTCTGGCACGACTACAACGACGACGCGCACATGCGCAATTTCTGTGAGGATTGCTGGTCGTTTCATGACCAAAAAGAAGAATGTTTGACCGAACAACAAAAAGAAGAGGAGTCATCAAATGATCAATAAACAACCAACGCTCGAAAACGTCGCGACAGGAGACCTCGTCAAAGAATTAAACAAACGAGGACATTGCCCAGAGGATAAGAAAGCCGAGCAAATCATCTCCTTTGTTGCAAGACGATACGAGATCGACCGAGCAACTGTCCTATTGAAGAACACAAACGCAAAGCAAGTTGCCGCATACCTCATACGCAAATGCACAAGCCTTACATGGGAAGATATCAGTCATACGCTAGGGTATGGCGACCATACAGGCGCCGTGCACGCGGCGAAGCAAGGGCGGGGCATATACAGCAACAACGTCGACCTCGAGGTCTGGAAAGACTATGACGAGAAGAAAGAGATTGCAGAGCTTGACCCTAACGTGTAAAAAGCCGCAACAACAAACAAACAGCAATCAATGCCTTCATATAATAAAATAATGCTAATGGGAAACCTCGTCGCCGACTGGAACAAACAAACACTTGCCAGCGGCAACGTCGTCGCGAGCAATTCAATCGCAGTCAACGAGACTCGACTCGACAAGAACGGGGAGAAAGTCGAGCAAGTAATGTTTATGGACATCACAGCTTGGAGCAAACTCGCCGAGACATTGACGCAATACACGACCAAGGGGTCGGCGCTGTTTGTAGAAGGCAAGATCAAGCAAGAGCAATGGCAGGACAAAGAAACGGGAGCAACGAAGACAAAGCACGCCGTGACGATCATCAATGCGCAATTCATAGGCGCAAAGGCTCAAAACGGCGCCCCTAGTGCGTCGCAACCGCAAAGTCAGCAAAGTATGCCTCGAGCATCGCATCTCCCCCCAGCGGAGCCGCAGAGGCAAGCGCCCGCGGGCGCTATTACACACGACGACGAAATTCCTTTTTAAAAATGGACGCGACCCTTTACAGGCAAACGGCAAGAGGCATTGCGGAAGTCGTTGCCCATTGCCGCAAGAAATACGCCGACGAATGGAACGTCGTCAAGCAGAACGCAAGAGACCAACTTGACATTTACGTGACCGACGATTTGAACAGGCGAAGCGTTGCGCTCGCAGGAGCGATGAAGTCGATCGAGAATGATGACGAAGAGGCGGCAATGGTCATGGTCGCAAGCGCATACGACCCCGATTGATAATGAGCACCCCAGCCCGCAACGACATCACAAAAGATTTGATCAAGACCAAAGTCAGCAATGAGCAATATCGTCAAGGTTGGGATCGAATATTTTCCAAGCGAACACCCGAAACCGCAAGCAATGTTTCTGAGCTTGCCGAGAAACCTCCCGAGGAAAAGGAAGAGGGCGGTTGAATTAGACCCTTGTAAAATCATACCCTTTCCACGAATGCGAACAAACCCAAGAAAATTGACTCAAGAACAATTGCTCACAAGATTAAGACACAGCGACAGCGTCGACATGGAAAAGGTAATGAAGGCGGCAAAAAGGCTCAAGAAATCAAAAGTAAATCACGCGAACACAAAAATCGTTGATTGGAATCAAAGGGACGCGTTGCGTTTTGACCACTAAATTGCAAATCTAAGTATTTATTTTTGACGAAAGATTGTTTTCTCAGTAGAAAGGCAAGTATCATGAGCATCGAATCAGTCCATACCCAATACGAAGAAAACGTCGAAGGGTGGAAAACAGTCATTGATTGCATCGCAGGCGGTCGCACAATAAAGAAGCTAGGAGAGACATATCTCCCGAGGCTCGACGGGCAGACCGAGAAGGAATATCAGAAGTTCAAACAACGCGGCAATTTCTTCAACGGCACATCAACAGCAAACAGGGCTCAAACTGGATTGTTGACTCGCAAGCCGCCCGAGACAGAGAGCGAGCTCGACGAACAAGTCCTTGCCGACGTAGACATGCAGGGCAACTCGATCACCAACTATTGCGTCGAGTTGGCGGAGGCGGTCTCAAGCACTGGCAGGGCATGCACAATCATCGAATGGTCGGAAGAGGAACAAAGACCATATTTCGCGTTTTATCGCGAAGTCGACATTCTCGATTGGCACACAACAAGAACACAAGGAAAGAACGTGCTCGATTATCTCAAAGTGCGAGAGCGTGACGACGAGATGAAGGGGGACGACGTATCGACAGCCAATACGGAGAGGATCCGCATATATCGAATCAGAGACGGCATTCTGACAGTCGACGTTTATTCAGACAGAAACAAGACCTCTCAATATACGGGAAGCGGAGTCGAAACATACTTAGGCAAGGGGATCACATCCTCAATGGAAGCCGAAGAAACTTTCGAGCCAATGCGCGGAGGCAAAAACATGACTTTCATTCCCGTGGTCTTTCACGGGGCAACGCACACAAAACCCGACGTCGGGGAAATCCCCCTCGAGGACTTGGCTCAAATCAACGTCAGTCACTACATTTCAAGCGTCGACCTCGAGCACGCTCGCCACATTGCCGCATTGCCGACACCATACGCGACAGGCATTGACGCCGAGAACGGGACATTCAAGTTGGGGACGGAATATGCGTGGATCAGCGAAAACGACAATGCAAAGTTCGGATTCTTGGAGTTCACGGGAAGCGGACTTTCAGAGCTCACAAAAGCACTAGAAGAGAAGCAACAACAAATGTCAGCACTTGGGGCGAGGTTGCTTTTTGCAGAGTCCAGAGACGCGGAAGCATTCGAGACAGTCCAGTTGAGAGCAAGCGCCGACACGGCGTCTCTAAGTCGCATGAGCTCGGCAATGAGCGCCTCACTTTCTCAAGCAATGCAGATTGCGGCATGGTGGTCTGACAAGACGTCCTCGAATATGCCGAAAGACTATTCCGAAACAAACTTTCTCGTTGTATCGCAAGACTTTGTATCGGCGGGCATGAATCCCCAAACACTGACGGCGCTTGTTTCAGCGTTGCAAATGGGGGCGATCTCATATCCGACCTTTTTCTACAACCTCCAAAAAGGCGAAATGTATCCAGAGGGAACAACAGCCGACGAAGAGAAAAGAGACCTCGAGCAAGAGTCACCAATGCCAACGCCAGCGCCCGAGCCCGAGCCGCAATTGAGCGAAGAGCAAGAGGAGCCCGAAGAGGAGCAAGACGAGGTCGAAGCTTAAAAAAGGCAAATGTCCGCAAACGAATACCTCGAGGATTGGTCAAATACCAATGCGATAAACATCTTGCGCGTCGAGGCGGGCATTCGAAAGAAAGTTGTCAAGGAGCTCGAGACCCTAGAACAAGACCTCGTCAAGAAGATTGCGGTCGCGAGCCCTAGCAAGAAAGGCAACTTGCAAATGCTCTTGAAGGACACGTCTCAGACAATCACCGAGTCATACAAGACGATTACCAAGAACACCGAGAAAGACCTCGATAAACTAGCGCGGACGCAAATCAAAGGGACAAAGGCGGCGCTCAATGGTGCGATCGGAGTTCCCTTGTTGCGCAAGAGCCCCACAGAGAGCCAAGTCAACGCCGTAATGCGTCGCAGTGCAATCGAGGGACACTCAAGCGGCAAATGGTGGAAGGAGCAAGACAAGGCTCTACGATTCAAATTCGAGGGGCAAATGAGGCAAGGATATCTTGCAGGCGAGGACGTCGGAGACTTGGCAAAGAGGATCCGCGGCACGAAGGCGAACAACTACAAAGACGGAATCATGAACGTCTCGAAGGCTCAAGCCGAGACACTGGCGAGGAGCTCAGTTCAAACAGTCAGCAACGAGGCACGACTTGAGGCGATCGAAGAGAACGACGACATTGTCGGCGAGATCAGATGGTTGGCGACACTGGACTCGAGGACGACCAAAACATGCATGGCGCTCGACGGCAAGCGATGGTCATTGCCAGAATACAAACCCGTCGATCACGACAAGGAGTTCCCCGGACCGACGGCGCATTGGGGATGTCGTTCAACACAAGTCCCCGTATTGCCGAGCCTCTCAGAGTTGACAGGCAAGAAAATCAAGTCACTCGGGGACAAGGAATTTCAAGCCGCGGTCGACGACAGGCTCAAAGAGATGGGCATGAGCAAAGAACAGCGCAAGGGCGCCGTTGTAAGGTCACGCGCAAGCATGGACGGACAAATCCCGAAAGACAAAACCTATGGCGAATGGTTAAAGACAAAGCCGAATGAGTTCCAAAATAAAGTCTTAGGGATTAACAGAGCAAACGCATTCAGAAGCGGACAGCTTGAAATCAGCGACTTGACCAATCAAGACAATCGACCATTGACCCTCGAGCAACTCGACATTGCAGTCACTAGCGACGGACAGGAGTTTGCAATCGAGACCGAGGGAGTGATTCAGTCACAAGAGGAGACATTGCAAGACAAGATCGACAACTTGCCGCAAGGAACGCTCTCGAGAAAACTTGCAAACGGAGAAAGAGAAATTGCCGCCGCTCTAATCATTGACGACTTGGGGGACTTTCAACCGATAACAAACTCGAAGTTGCTTGAGTATCAAAAGGCACACGATTACTTCTTGACCGAGCACTTGTCGACCGAGTTCATTGCAACCGACGAGCTCAAGCTCGGGACAAGCAAAGTATTCAAATCAGACGTCGAAGCATACGCGAAAGACCCGACCTTGCCGAAAAACAATATCGTTGTAATACGCGACACCGACGGGAAGTTCAAAATCATTGAAGGTCATCATCAATGGACAGCCGCAAAGCTAGACGGCGCCGACAAGGTAAAGGTGACAATGCTCGACGTCGAGCAATACAACGCCGAGACAGCAATCAAGGACGTTTTCAACAATCCGAAGACCAAAGGAAACAAATTGCTCGGCGAAGCGCTGACAGACATCAAGAAGCAAAACAAGGGCATTTCCGATACGTCATTACTAGACCAAGCCAAGGGAGCCGCGACAGAGAAACAAGCGCAACTCACAAAAGCTTCAAATCTGAGCAAAGCAAAAAAAGCGATCTCAGAAGGCAAAAACCCGAGCCCGAAAGGTCTTGAGGCAATCAAGTCATTGTCGGGCAAAGAAACCGCGGAATTTTACAAACAAGCCGACGACCTCGGGGCATCGAAAAAGCTCACCGAACAAATCTCGCAAGACAAAACGATCCTCGAGACAAAGCTCAAAGAATACAAGGACGGCACAAGCACGCAAAAGCTTGCATACGAAAAGCACAAGAAACTTTACCCAGACGGATACACTGACAACGACGTATTAAAGGCAAAAGCGAGTCTCGAGCAAGAGAACAGCGTCCAAGCATACCAAGAGATCAACGACGCAATGGCGAAGCCGAACGCCGCGACAAAGAAAGCGTTCCAAGAGTTGACGGGAATTAAAGCAGAGAACTGGAAGCAACTCGAGTCGGGGGATTTTTCAGTCGTCAACGAGAAGCTCAAAGTCTTAACGGCAGAGAAGCAAGCGCAATTGACCGAAGCTTCATACTTGAGCAAGGCGAAGAAAAAACTCACTGAGGGAAAAGTCCCCAGCGACAAAGAGTTGCAAATCATCGTCAACTTGTCTCCCGAGGAAAACGCCGCTTTTTACCAAGGAGTAAACGACGCGAACCAAAAGAAAAAACTCGAGAAGCAAGCGAAAGTCACGACTTCGAAAATTGAATCGCTCGAGGCGCAAATTGCAGCGACGAAAAAGGAGATTGAAGATTTCGAAGCGGGAGCAACGCCCGCAAAGCTCGACAAGAAAGCCGAAGAGAAGGTCATTTCAAACAAGCTCAAAGACAACGAGACCTCGACCAAGTTCGACAAGGACGTCAAGAACCTCGACCTCGTATTCCCCGAGCCCGAGAAGCTCGAGTTCGTAAAGCAACTAAACGGGTCGACAAAGCCTCAATTGATGGTCGACCCCGACACGGGCAAGCAATGGGTTGTCAAGAGTGACTCGTTTGACAACAATCTCGACAGCAAGGCATTGATCAATGAGGCGACAGCCGACAGCATTTATCGCGAGATGGGAGCCAAGGTGCCGGGGTCAAAGACCTTCGTCAAAGACGGCGTCACATACAAGGTTGCGGAATACGTCGACAACTCAAAAGAGCTTGGCAAATGGGAATCGGGAGAGAGCGAAAAAGCTCAAGCCAAGGTCAACAGGCAATTGCAAGAGCATTTTGTCCTAGACAGCCTCCTTGGGAACCGAGACGTCGCGGGGCAATCAAATGACAACATTCTGATCAGAGACGGCGTGCCATACCGAATCGACAACGGGGCGTCACTGGCATACAGAGCCCAAGGAGCGAAGAAAGACTCAAAAGCATGGGGCAAGGTTGTCGGAGAGCTCGAGAGCATGAGAGACCCCAGCATTGCAGCGGGCAACGGCAAGACGGCAAAGATATTCGAAGGGATATCGCAAAACGAGATCAACGATCAGATTCGCGAAATCGTAAAGCGCAAAGACAACCTCGTCGAGATAGTCAAGAGCACAGCGACAGCCGCCGAGACAAAGGTCTTCAAGCAGAGGATCGAATACCTCGAGTCGTTGTTGCCTGCGGAGCAAAAACCAGCAATCCAACAAGCATCGAGAAAAGGCAAACAAGCCGCTCTTGACGTAACAAAGCAACCGAGGATTGTTGCCGAAAAAGTCAAGAACGCACGAATCAATGGATACTCAATTGACCTCGGATCGTCGCACGTCGAAGACATGCAAGCAATCGGTTGGCAGGAGACAACGACTGACGGCAAAAAGAAAACATTCTTGCAATTCAAAGTCACAGACGATGGTGCAAAAGCAATTCGCGAAAAGCTCCCGCAAGACAAACTGAAAAAAGTCACGGAAACTCGAGTGCAAGAGGCAACCGGACCGCAAAAGCACCCAGCCGACAAAAACTATCAAAGCAAAATGATGGCGATGGTCAAGACGACCAATCACCACAAAGACGACAAGCAATTCAACGCCGCGTCAGTCGTCCAATTCCAAAAAGCCAAGGACGAGATAAAAGCGGAAATCGCGAAAGAGAACAAAAAAGGGTTCAAGAAGATTGACGTCGAAAAAATGAACATGTTGCTTCATTACGAAGAG